ATTTTAATTCTCAAAATTAGTGAAATTTTAATTCTCAAAATTAGTGAAATTTTAATTCTCAAAATTAGTGAAATTTTAATTCTCAAAATTAGTGAAATTTTAATTCTCAAAATTAGTGAAATTTTAAATTATTTTTAAATAATTCAAAATTAGTGAAATTTTAAATGATCTTTTTTTATATTTATTTTATAAAATTATAAATATATAAAAAGTGTTAAATTAATTAATTTAATTGGAGTAAGCCAAACCTCCCATTCCGGACATAACTCTAAATACATTGTAGTTAATACAGAAGATGAACATTCTAGAGTTGCTTCCAAGTGCGCTGGTAGCAGTAGAGTTTATCCATAGTTTGAGGGTAGTGTTATCAATACGGGAGAAGTTACAAGTTCCTGATGGTTGATGCTCCATAGGGTTAAGAGCAAAGGAATAAGAGTTCACACCATCAGCAGGTGTTCTTTCCCAATGTTGGTGAGGTTGTACATAATTGAAGTAGGAACCATCTCTTTCTTGGAAACGATCATGTCCGTTAAGTTGGAGCAATGCTTTTTGAAGTGGATTTCCGGTACCATCAGCATTGGTGGAGTAAAGAGTGTAATCACGTACGACAAAGCCTTTTGGAAGGTCGGCGGATTTGACTCCTGTAAGAGCTCCTGTAGACCATTCAGTAACAGTTTGACTGAGATGAGCGGAAGTTAGGTTATTTTCAAGAAGAACAACATTGTTGAGGGAAGAAGCTAATGTATCAGAAGATGAAGGTACAGTTCCTGCAAAAATAAGTTGAGCTTTTACTAATGGTTTGCTATTCTCCGACAAATCAGTTCCGCCCATAACTTCATCTAAGTCAGATCCACTGCCAGTTAAACTGGCATTTTTAGATAACCATACACGTTTAGCTACACGTTCTCGTGCAGCTTCCCAGTCACCGTCCCAAGCCCAGTCAACATAAGTGGAACCATCGTTATATTTACCAAGTTTGGGGCAGAAAATAAGGCATTTAGAAGGGTGGTTGAAATTAAGTCTGTAAGATTCGGTTGAGTTTTTGAGAGATTCAGCACCAGTGAATTGAACTTGTTCAATGAGGTATTCATGAGATGCTTGAGCGAACTTTTTACGTTCCTCGGCATCAAGGTATACATAATCTACAAGCAAATAACCATCTGCAATAGATTGGGCAGCGGGTACGGTACCAGTGTGGTTAACAAGTTCACGGAAGGGACGGAGTTTAAGCTTGATACGGACATCGTGATATTGTAAAGCAATAAGAGGCAATGCTAATCCATTATTACGGTTGAACCAGAATTGGAATGGAATGTGAAGTTTATGAGAAGGTTTGGCATCAGTTGATACATTGGTAAGAGCTGGTATATCACCGATCATATGCTCATAACCACGTTCCTGTCCAGTTTTGTGAGTAAGTTCGTACCAGATATTAAGCCATTCACCGTAGTGTTGGTCAATTTGAGAACCACCTACTTCAACTTCAGCTTCATCAATTGCAGCATGACCAAGTCTACGAACGTAACCCCAATCTTTACCGGCTTCAGCTGCCTCAGTTGCATCAAGTTCAAGGTACAAGTACATTTTAGTTACTAAATCACCATTACGGTTAACTTCGCAGGTTACAGTTTTGCCGAAATCGCAGGTACCGTTAAAGGTTTGTTCGATTGGTTCAACTGAAAAGTTTGTGTGGCGTCTGTAGACAACTTTGAAAAAAGTTACTTCAGGAGAGCCAGAAAGATAGACATCTTGTGCGCCATAGGCGACTAGTTGCATGAGTCCTCCACCCATTATATGATATACTATAGTCCAGAAAAAAAATTTAAAAATTCTAAACCTTTTATTATAATTTATAACCTAAAATAGTTAAAATCATCATATTAAAATAATTTAGTTAAATAATGAACATATTTGTGGTAAATATAGGGTTTTTAATAAATAACTAGAGATAATTGTATAATTTATTTACTTTTGAATAAATTATTAAAACTAATATATTTTACTTTTTATTTAAAGTAATAGAAAGTATTTTTTTAATGTCCTCAAATAAGAGGAGTTTGAAGAATACAACTTTAGATAGTATTCATAAGAAAAAATTAAAAGAATTTAATAGTCATGAAAAAAAACTTCAAACTAAAATTAAAAAATTATCGGAAATATCAAAAAATCCTAGTCAGAATTTTGTTAAAATGAAATTATTAGAAGAAGAAATAAATGAATTAAAAAACACTGATCCCGAACTAGATTATTTTGATAAAACTGGAGATTTAATAATTAAATACTATCAAAATAAAAATTCACTTATTGATCCACAAGAAGATATTGATATTATGGAAATATTAGGAAAATCTAATAAAAGAATATCTAATGATAGTAAAATTTTAACAGAATATGTAAAAAGAATTAATGGGGAAAATTTAGTTGCTCATGACGGAAGTAATAGAGTAAAAAAATGTGATAATTGTGGTATTGAAAAATCATATTTTCCTTCTGATGGCTGTTATATATGTTCAGAATGTGGTTTAATGGAAGAAGTTATAATTGACGAAGATTATGTTATTAAAGATATTTCATGTTATCATCGTGTGGGAAGATTCAAAGAATGGTTAAATCAATTTCAAGCCAAAGAATCCACAGATATTCCAGAATCTGTTTATCATCAAATTACCCATGAAATTAATAAAAGAAGAATAACAAATTTAATGCATTTAAAAAGAACAACAATAAGAGAAATTTTAAGAGAATTAAAATTAACAAAATTTTATGATCATGTACCCTTTATTATTAATAAATTAAATAATATACCCGCACCTAAAATATCCTTAGCTCTTGAAAAAAAATTAATTTTTATGTTTGAAAAAATCGAAAAAGTATATCTTTTATACAAACCAAAACATCGTAAAAATATGATTTCTTATCCATATATTCTTCATAAATTATTTGAGTTATTAGAACATGATGATTTACTTAAATGTTTCCCTTTCAATAAATCACAACAAGTTCTAAGAGAACAAGACGAAATTTGGGAAAAAATATGTGAACATTTAAATTGGGAATTTTATTCATCATTCAAATAAATTAATAAATTAATAAATTATATCAAATTATATAATAAATGAATTCTCTATTATATAATTTTTCTTTAGTTTTATTATTAATTGGATTAGTTCTAGGTACTTATTATATGACTAAATTAACTTTGGAAAAAGAAAATAAAATTATAAATAGTTCACCTCAAAAAAATTTATTTAATCAAGAAAGACCAGCTACTATATTTAATAGAATGTTTAATGAATTAGGACCTTGGATCAATAGAACAGCAAACCCGACTGATCAAGAATTATCTAAAGAAGGTATTCTGAGAAATTCTATTATATAGAATAACTACGATATTTAATTTTTTTGATTTTATTGATTTTATTATTTGAATTATTTAAATTAATTTTATTTTTTTTAGAAATTAAAGGCTTACCCATATACTAGATTTATCATTCCATCTGCAATTCTTGCAAAAATATCATCATTGTCATCATTACTTATTTTTTTTTTAGATTTTAAAGGTTTTCCATATACTGGATTTATCATTCCATTTGCAATTCTGGCAAAAATATTATTATCATCATCATTATTTTTTAAAGGTTTTTCATATACTGGAATTATTATTCTAAGTGCAATTCTTAATGAAATATCATTATCATAGTTTGTTTCTATTGACATATTAATTATAATATTATTATAATTAAAATATCATTTTATAAATCTAATTTTTCATAGATCTACATTACGAGGTTTAGAAGGTAATTTTAACGCTGGTTTTTGAGCTTCAATATTTTTAAGTTTAGCATCAAATTCTGCTTCTTCTTTCACGAGTTTAGAAGCTTTCACTTCCATCTCCTTAATTCTTTTATCTAAATTCTGCATTCTAATTTCCATAGTATGTTTAGTATCTCCAGATGTCTTTTTATGTTCTTTCTCTGTTTTTAACATTTGTTCTCTTGTTTTAGTGATGTTTTCCTCAATATTTTTACGGGTCATTTCATTTTTACGTTTTTCGTGGAAAATTTTAGATTTTTCCTGATTTACCAAATAATTTTTCATAATTTCATTTAATTCGTCATTTGCATATTCAGAACCCTTTACAAATTTGGATTCTGGTTCAGGATCAAAAGGTAACCATTTACCAACTTCGCCCACAAACACACCAAATGCTTGATCCATTTCTTGAAGTTCTTTTGCTCTCTTACATGCATCTTCATAATCTTCAAATACACCTCTAACTTTAATACCAGTCATGGTACTTTGATCCTCTTGAGAAGGCGTTAAAAAAGAAATACAAACATATTTTTGACCTTCAAGAACTGGATCTTCATTTAAATAATCTGATTTTGACATTAAATTATAAAAGAATATTTCTTTAATTAAATTTATTTATAATTAATTTGTTTTTTCAATCAAAAGATTAACTCTATTTTTTTTTCCTAATTTAGAATAATCTAGTGAAGGAGGTACTAAATCCCATTTTTTATTATATGATTCTCTATGAAAAATTCTATATCTTTTTGAACCTAACAAGAAATCATTTGTTTCTTCAGCTTTATACCAAAATACTTTATCTTCAATCTTATTAGTATGTTTTCTATTATTAATTACCATACATCCATAATTATTTGTTAGTTCTGTAAATACCTGTTGAAAAATATCAAATGAAGGAAACATTCCTGCATAATCATCATATAATCTTTTTCTATTACACAAGAAATCTTCAGCCAATAAAAAAATATAATCTAAATTACCTCTCATATCAGGTGGTAGTCCTTTAGAATATTGCATTGTTAAAATAAAAGAAATATGATAATGTCTTCCATTAAAAAATAATTCTCCAATTTCAGGATCTTTTATCCATTTTTTATCACTCATACAATCATCCATAATAAGTAAAACTCTATCATCTTTTGCTTTCTTTTTTAATTTAGTTCTTTTTTTATTATCTTGACTAAGCTTTTTTTGTCTAGCAAATATTCTTCCTAAAATATCAGATTCATAATTATAATAAATAAATGAATCTGGAATTAAATGCGAATAAAAAGAATTTAATTTCTCAGTTTTACAAATTACTACAGAAGAAGGAATATCTTTTCTTGTTTTTAAAATTTCTTTAACCAACCAACTTTTACCAGAAGCTCTTCTCGCTATTAAAGCAATAGTTGCATGATCACATAAATCATTTAAATCAAACTTTCGAAATCTCATTCGACTTCCTCCAAATCCAACGGCACGTGACATATATTATAATAGAGAAAAAATTTTTATTTTAATTAAAAATGTGTTTCTATACTTTCAAGTAATTTGTGAAAAACTTATTTTTATTTAATTTTTTAGTAGGAGAATCTTTATTATTATTAGTAAAAATTTCAGCAACACTTTCATTTTCTGATGGTGGTACAAAAGACACTTCCTCAGACCTATTACTATTTTTTAATTCATTCATAATTTGTTTTAAACCCTCAGATGAATTCTGTTTTTTTCCTCCTCCAAGGTTAATAACTTTTTCTTCTACTATTTTTGGTTTAGGGTCTTCATCCGAAGTTTCTGATATATCACTTAATTTAAATGGTTTATTATCCTGTTTAACTTCATTAATTATATTTAAAATTTCATCCTGAGTTGAAGTATCTTTATTTAAATGCGGTAATTTTGATGCAGAAATAAATTTCTCCGAATAATCTTTATGAGGATCTACTAATGTTTTTTCAAGATTGTCTCTTTTTTTATCATAACTATTATCTAATATTCTATCAGGATTGTCAATTTTTATATCATGATTATCTATTTTTTTATCAGGATTGTTACCACCATTTTGAGGCATTTGAGGCATTTGAGGTATTTGAGGTATTTGAGGTATTTGAGAAGAAATAATAGTTTCATAATCTTCAAAAGGAATAATTAAATTTCTCATGATAATTTCATCTAATGGAAGTAATTCAAGAATAACTTTTTCTATTTTATCTTTAATTATATCTAAAACCATATTTTGATTTTTTTTAATTTCGATTGATGGTAATTTGTTATAACATAAAAATGGATTTAAATAAATTTCTCTTGCCGACTCAATATAAATTTTATGTAAAAATAATTTAAAATCAAAATCATTAAATACACTTTCTTCTTTTAATATAATTTTACCTTGATTTAATGTTAATTGTATCAAAGTATATTTTATAATTAATTTAATAAGATTAAATATATATTCTTGATCATTTAAATTTACAAGAATTCTATTTTTTTCATTTTCTAAAATTTCATTCGACCAATTAGGAATTTTTTTTAAAAAACTCTGATAATTTTTTAATACATTATTATTATTAGATATTTTATCGGCATCATCATAGATTGATTCAAACCCTTGATAAATTAAGGGTCCTAAATAACTTGATAAAATGGTTAAATATATTTTTCGATTTGCTATAATAAGATTGGACATTAATATTATCTTATTATAGAATTTATTTTTTTTATAACATAGTATTATTTCCTCTAGAAGTTAAATAATTATGATTTTTATCAGACACACAAACACATCCTCCACCATTACCATTGTTACACATTAAATTAGTTGATACATTTCCATCATTAATTTGATTTCCTATTTTCATATGAGGAACGGGCCATTGGGAATGTTTGCAACAATTTCTAGAACATTGATTCATATCAGTTTTTTTTACTACATTTAATTCAGTTACAGGATACATATTTTCTTTTATATCAGTTAATCTAGGAAGAATAACAAAATAAAACACTATAGCTAAAACTAAACCTAAAATTATTTCATTAGTATTAAAATTCATATATTATAGTTGAGATTAAATAATCTAAATTATAATAATTAAATGAATAATAAAATAATTAAGAATTTTGACGATAAACTGTCAAAAAGCATAATTAAAGAAAATTATAATATTCGTTTTGATAATAAAAAATTCAATAATCTTTTTTTAATGTCTAATCAAGAAATTAAACTCAAAATTGAATTTAATTTTTATGGAATATTTAACCCTAAAATGAAAATGTTTTTTTGGGGTAATACTATTCCAGGTATAAATAAAAATTTTAAAAAAAATATTAAAAAAATTAAAAATATGAAACACCTTTTTGAAGATTTTTCTCAAAAAAACAATGAATTTTATTATCAAACCTTAACTGAAGATTTCCTTTATTTAGATAAAGAAACACAATTAGATGACCTTAAAAAATTAATTCTATTTCTATCAAATGATAAAGATATCATAATGCCAATATCTTCTGAAAATAAATTTCAAATTATAGGTGTATTAAAAATATTAGAATCATACTAAGAAAAAATACTTTTTACTATTTTTTTATCAATATCATTAGTGTCAAAATCTAATTTATTAATTTTAATAATTACTTCAAATTCTTTTTGAGTGAGTTTAATAGGTAACTCATTTAAAAATGATTTAATTTTAGTAGTATCATTTTTAAAAATAGCATCTATAAGTAAACTGTGACAAATAAAACTTAATTGATAAATGTCGTTACTATTAAAATTAGAAAAAATTTGTTTTATTAATTTAAAATTCTTATTATTAATTTTTTTTAAACTTGTTGTGCTTAAATCATTTGTAAAATTAATACTAGGTTCATGTTTTAGAACATCATATGAATTATTCAAATGAAAACTTGGATAAATACATGTATAAAAAGTATGTAAATTTTTTAAATACCAGTTTTGATCAGTATATATTGAAGTTTCAATTAATTCTCCATAAGATATTTTATCTTCGATCTTTGCAATTAGATTAATTTTTTCTTCATTGCTTATATCTAAATAATTAATCTTATGACCCATATTTTCATGAATATTTAAAGGCAATAATATTTTTTCTAATTGATATAAATCTATTATACTTTCCATATTTTTATATGAATAAATTATTTTTTCAGCTGAAGAATATAACCCAATCTCTTCCGATTTTTGATTATTATTATCAAAAAATAATTTTAATTTATTTTTATTAATTTCTTCTTCTTGATAACAATCTTGTAAATCTTGAAGAGTCAATAATATTTTACGTATATCATTTCTACAATATTTAATTAATCCTATTATATATTTATGTTCCATATTTATTTTCTCATTCTTAATTATTTTTTTTATATACGGTTTCAAATCAAACACCGAAGGCTGATAAAAAACTATGTCAATTACTATCTTCTTCATCTCATTTATAATTTTAGAATGTTGTCCATTATTTATTAAAATTATTGGAAAATATTTTTTTTTATGATTAGATTTTAAATTATTTAATAAATAACTTTTTTCACTCGGAAGTGTTATCATTTCAATAGTTTCAATAATTAGACAAAATTTATCTGATTTGCCTCCAATAGTTACTCCCAAGTTAGTACTAAAGTTTTGAGCTTGTTTTAAATCACCAGTTAATCGATAATTTTTAATTTCAGATGAATGAATAATATTATAATGATATCCAAGTTTTTTAAGAATTAATTTGGTTGTCAAACTTTTTCCTAAACCATGATTACCATTTAAAATCATATTTGAATATTTTTCTTTAGGGAATTTTTCAAACCACTTTAATATTTTACTAATTGTAACTTTATTTCCAATTAATTCATCTAAATCTTTAGGTAAATATTTTTCAATAATCATTAATTCTATATACTTTAATTTTTTAGAATAAATTTTTCATTTTTTATTTTTATAAAAAAATCTCTAGTATTATATATAATATGGACTCAAAACAACGTAAACCTGTCTCCGGTAAATCTAACCGTGTTGACGAAGAAGTTTCACGACTCTTAAACAAAAATGTATCTGCTGACGAATTTTTAAGACTTCGTAATAAATTCGCTAATGATCAAGAATTAGTTGACCAAATTCAAGTTGCTTACACTGAAAAATACACCCAACTTGAGAAACGTGCAAAAGTATTTGCACAAAAAATTCTTGAAAAATACGGATTAACCAACGAACCCTTCTCCAGTCTTTTACTAAAAGCTCACAAATATAAACAAAAATACAGTTTATCTGATGACGAATTTGCAGCCTTTAAACGTATTCTCGAATCAGAATTAGTTGGTGCCAAAAGACCCGATGTACCTAAAATGACTACTAACATGAGCAAAGTACTCGGAGACATCACCTTAGATGTTCGCGGATTTGGCATGAAAGTATCTGATGCTGATTATCGTGATTTACAAGAAATACTTAAAATCCATGAAGAAACTAAATCACTCCACTCTCAAGTAATTCTTCAATCTCTTTCTTACACTGATTGCGGAGAACAAGCTTTAAACTCCTCTTATAAACCAGAAATGGGACACAATCTTGCCAACCATGTTCACCCTATTGTAGCTGCTCTTTTCTTACCTAAAATCACTTCATTAGAAGAGTATTTCATTTATGCTAACTTGGCAAATGTTGTTAAAGCACGTTACAACCAAGAAGCTTTCACTACTCGCCCTGATTATGAACTTTTCTATAATATTATAACTGATCCTAATGATGTTGTATGTGACTCCCGCTCTCCTGTGAAAGATCTTAAAAACCGTGTCACTCTTCAAAAACATCTATGGAATGCAATTTTAGCTCTTCGTAACTCAAACCATTTCTCTGGTGATCAAGTTGAATTTATGAGAGCCGTTGATATGTGCAGACTTAATAAATATGATACTCCCGATCTTGTATATGGACGTTATGACGGAACTGTATTCAAGAGATTGTTATCTGCTTTCTCTTTCCGCCCAACTGTTGTAGCATCAGTCCCATCTGCATCTGTTGTATCTAGCAATCCTTATTTCCAAAACCAAACTCCTCAAGTATCTCAAATTTCTATGATTAATCTTAGAATTGGTGGACATTTTAACCAAAAGGGACCAGAGGTGAATCTTAAAGATGCTCTCTCTCAAGCCCAACTTTTCTTTGAGAATGGAATGCTTATTACCAAGAATACTGATGTAATCTACTCTCGTGGTATTCTTAACTTCTTTGTTGATCGTAGAGCAACTTCTATTAGAATCGGTGCCATGCATCACTCTTTCGATTTAGGAAGACTCCCTGTTGCCACTTCTGGATTTGAAAGAATCAATGAAGATGCAGTGACTTTCCAAAATGAAATCTCTATTAGAAACGATGGTTATAAGCTTCGTTCAGTTGTATGTGCAGAAACTACAGAACTTGATAATGATAGTGACAATAAAGTCATTACTGGTTCTTCTACCTTTGTTATTACTAAGGGACTTGATAGTGTTGTACATAAATACGATCCTATGGAAGCTACTAACTATGTTAAAGATGGCAGTATTGGCAAGGGTAATATAATGTCGGTTCAATCACCCATCCCACTAGTTGCCTTAGCTGCTGGTACAAAAGATATAGGATATAATTTTATGGAGATTGCATCCAAGAGAGGTGTAATCTTTATATATGAGGCAGATAAAGAAGTAGACAAACGAGGCACTAAACATGTCTATTAAATAAATAATTTATATATATAATTAATTGAAAGAATCATATATATAATTTTATAAGTTACAAGTATTTTTTTAAAACTTATAGGGTAATGTATTTTTAACCATGGAAAATACTTGAAATTGATGGTAATGTTCTGTCACGAGAAGCACTTATTGGAGGTGGTAAAGGTTCCATTGGTTTTGAAATATCTCTTAAATAATCTATATGTTGTTGTGCTTGTGTCATTAACTCAGGAGCAAGTTGTGTTACAACTTTTTGATTAAGTTCTAAAATTTGTTCTTTTATTTTAAATGGTAAGTGTCTAGCATAGTGAACATATACCCATTGCATCACAATAAAAATATCTTGTTTGGGTTGAAAAGGAATTTTAATAGTATTTTTACTTTTATTAAAAACATTCATAACTAACATTTTATTAATTATTTCAATATTTTCATCAGAAAAAAAGTGTTGACTTATATATTCTTCTGAAACATCATTTTCATGATTTACATTTCTAATCATTATTTTTTTTCTTAATTCCCTTGATTTTTTATTTTCTGCTAAAAATCCACTTGGGAAATCATTCACATCAAAAATTGTTTTCTTAAAATCCATTAACTTAATTAAGAAAAAAATTTTAAATATTATAACTTTCTATAACATTTTCTTTATCTAATTTTGCTCCTTTTTCATATTTAGGTTCAATTATATTATTAGGTTCAAATAATTGAGCTGTTGACACTGATTCAATCTTCTCGCCATTCCATACTAAATATTTATCAACAAAAGATAATGTTGTAATATTTTTTTTTTCTAAAACCACCACAAATTTATAAATATAGTCAGCATAATCTCGTTTTATCATTAATTTATTTCTGGTTATATTTGAAGGAATTCTTGATAAATCTAAATTATCTATCTCAGTCCCATCAACTCTATCACCTGCTCTATTATGTAAAAACATAGTGAATATATTAAGATACGATTTAATATTTATATCACCCTTATCATTTACTCTTTTATTTAGTTTATCTAATAAATTTATAAATTCATCAGGCGGTGGTAATCCTCCTAATTTTTTCCATTCTCCTTCAGGTCCATATAAGTCCTTACTAATAACTTTTTTAAACATAGAATTAAATACATTCTTTTTAATAGTATCATTATCATATATATTACGTTTATCATCTTCTAATCCTTCTATCTCAATTTTCATTATACTTTCATTTTGTTGTTTATTATACATTGAATCTATCATACCAATAAATCCATTGTTGGGCAAGTAAAAAGTTAATTTGTCAACATTATATCTCCAATGTTTAGTGTCTCTATCATCATTATAAATATTTTTAACTAATAAATTATATTTAGGCTCAAAATTAACAAGATTTATATTATTTTCTTGTAAAATAGCTAATCCATAAATATACTGAAATAATAAACTTAACCATACTTTAGGTTCATGATAACCAGTTTGAATCATTGTTTTTAAAGATCCCGAACCTTGATATATAGGAGTAGACCAATTTATAAATGTTTGTTGGGCTGACTCTGTAATTATTCCTAAACTTACGGTGGAGTCTTCTAATAAACTTTCAGATAATTTTTGAGATAAGGAAATAATAGTTTTTCTAAAAGGATCAGCTATATTTGTTATATCTTCTAAAACAGAATAAGTAGAACTTAATTCTTGTAAATCTATCCAAGTTTGATCAGTAATTCCTTTATTTATTTCTGATTCAATTAGAGGTACTAATGTAGGATTAGATATATATTTATTAAATAACTCTTTTCTTTTATTTTCAATATTGGGAATAGTTTTTCTTCTTCCATTAACTAATTCATGTAATTGTTTTAATTCAATCCCTTGATATTTAATTGTATCTAATTTATTCCATTTAATATTACTTTGACCATCTAAAACCCAAAAATGCATTTTTACAAAACTAGGTATTTTTTTTAATTTCATTAGTTCATTAATTTTTTGATAATAAAATAATTCTCTCCATACATTATGATTTAATTTATCAATATAACCTGAAAAATGAGCCTGTAACTCTTCATTAGATAAACGATAAATTCTCATATTTATTCCCTGATTATTTCTTCCTAGTTTGATTTGTTGTTTATTCGCATCATATCTAATAGGATAAGCACTTGAATATAACATAAAACCATTTGCTAACTCTTTTTGAGGATTCTTATAATGATAAGGATTTAAATCATGAAGCTGAATATGTTCTAAAATAGAATCCTTACCTCCTGTTAAACTCATTTCTTCTCCTTCCTTTGACTTTAACATTATATTTTTAATGTAATTAGATGATTTCACTCTCTGACCAACAGATAACGAAGATAAACCAAACTCATTTCCAGGAACCATATCTTCATACACTCTTGCTAAAACACTGTGATCGCCTCTGGGATCTGCTATATTTAAATTATAAATATTTTGAATAGGCATATTATTTGGTTTAAACTCATATGGCAATGGTATAGGAACACTTGAATATGGAGTATTTACTGGTACAAAAGCAGGTGGATACATATTGGGTTGAGCTGAACTTTTAGGAGGAGGTTTACTTTGTTGATATATTTTTTGTTCTGCTAAAACTTGAGGTTCTCGTGGTCTTGGTTTATCAGCTGATAATTTTTTATAACTCATTCTTTGATCATTAGTCATATTATCACCTTGTCTTACTTGTGAGTTAGGTTTTACTAACCCAGATCCTCCTTTAAGATTGTGTTTTTTAATATTTTTTCTAATAAGTTTTGTTTCTTTTTGGTTACCAAGAGAAGCAGGTAAGTTGCCTTTAATCTTAAAATACTTTGTTTTAAGATTTCTAAGACCTTTAAATTCTTGATCATTTTTAATAGTTCTTTTACTGTTAAAATATTTATTTAATAATTTACTGGGATTAGTGGGTTCTATTTTTTCAAGCATATATCCGTTATTATTCTTGATAGAGATTTTTTTTATTTGATTAAAAATTTCTTGACCTAATTTATCAAAAATTATATTTTTAAAAAACTCATTTTTTTCTAATACATAACATAAATAATATATGTCACTAAATCTATTAGTTATATTTTTACTGATAAATATATTATTTAATGAAGACATCTCAAAATTACTTATTTTAATAGAAAAACTTGTAGTAAAATTAAATTTTGTTTTATTAATTATATATTCATGTGTATTTTCTTCTTCTAATATATAAATTGCATCTAAATCTAATTTATTATGATTAAAAGATGGAAACTCTTGATATAATTTATCTAAACATATTAAAACTTGATACATTAATTCAGAAAAATTTACTTTATTAGATTCTATATATCTTGATAACTTTTGATAATTTTGAAATTGTTCTCTTATTCTTACACTCACAATGTCTATTATTTTTTCATTATCAATTAATTTTAAAATTTCTTCGTTCTCAGGATATGTATTCACAATACTTTCCAATTCAGAGTATTTTATATCAAAATTAAAAATAGGCAATTTTATCATAAATAAATTATTATTTAATACCTTTCCACTGAATAATAAAGAAAAAAAACTATCACGATTACTAGGATAAGTTAAATCTGTAATATCTCTCTTATTTTTATAAAAAGAGATTTTAATACTAGTTGGAAAAGAATCACCAAATCTTTTTAAATTTAATAAACCCTCCATTGAACCTTCTATTTTAAATTTACCTTCTTTAAACTCTTTTATTAAATTATTTGGAACATCTAATATTTTAATATCATCTAATTTAATATCTTTTGCTACTAAATTAATTACTTTATATTCCTCATTCAAATTATTAATATAATAATAATTATATAAAGTTAAAATAGCATTTTGTAAACTATATTCCATTATAATTATTTATAAAATTATTATTTTTATTCCTGATAAACTGATAATACACGAGGACTTGTCTCATTATTATTTTTATTCCTGATAAACTGATAAAACACGAGCACTTGCCTCTGTTATATTTCCTGACCATCTTGGTAACCAAAAATAAGGAAGAATTAATTCACATTCAGGATAATGTTCTTCAAATAATTTACGATAATAATATAATTCTTCATTATATGGCATTAAATAATAACCATATTTTTTTTGCATCTCCAAAAATTCAACACCTATTTTTTCTTTAACATGGTCTTGAATTATTTGATACCATCCTCTTTTTTTACTTGATACTCCGTCACTAAAAGCTTCTTTTTTTCTCCATAATATTTCATTAGGCAAATAATTATCTATATCAAATGCCTTTCTTAATAAATACTTTTCTATATTCATTTCACCGCCATTTAATTTATGAAATCTTAATTTTGAATCAATTGATAAATAATATTGAGTAAATTCTTTATCTAAAAAAGGAACTCTTGACTCCAACCCAAAATGAGAAATACATCGATCACTTCTCTTTCCATCAAAATAATGAATATCTTTTAATAATCGTTTACACTCTCTATCAAACTCTTTTTCATTTGGTGCATTATGAAAATACATATATCCTCCTGTTAGTTCATCTGCTCCTTCTCCTACATAAACTACCTTAAAATCTGTATTTTCTTTTATATATTTACTAACTAAATATTGTCCTGTAGAAGCACGACATGTAGTTGCATCATAAGTTTCTATTACTTTTACCACTTGAGGTAAAGCATCTAAAAAATCTTTTTCTGTTAAAATGATTTCATGATGAACACTTTTAATATGATCTGCTACTTTTTTTGCATATTTAAAATCTTCTCCTCCTTTCATTCCAACACAAAAAGTATGAATTGGAACTTTTGAATATTTAGCTAATACACAAGCAACCAGACTAGAATCTAATCCACCACTTAATAAACAACACATCGGTCTATCAGACATCATTCTTTTTACAACTGCTTTTTCAAAGTTTTCTCGGATATCATTTAAAATATTAACTGTTGTTAATTCTTTTATTGGGTACTGGCAATTAAAAAAGGAATTACTTCCTTTACCAAAATATGATTCACTAATTCGATGATATTGAAAAGTTCCAGGAGGAAATTGTTTAATATTATCTACCAATCCAACTAACCCTTTTAATTCAGATGAATAAGCAAAACTTTCTTCAGTTTCACCATAATAAAGAGGTCGTACACCAAAACGATCTCTAAAAGCAATTATATTCCAAAGTGAATTACTCTTTTTTTGATGATAAATAGCAATACCTGCAAAAACACCATCTAATAATTCAAACATTTGATTTAAATCATATTTGTTTTCTAAATAATATTTTAGCATATGTAAAACAGATTCACAATCACTATGAGATTTTACTTTTATTTTCATATACTTTTCAATTTCTTTATGATTATAAATTTCACCATTTATCATTACTGAAATAAATATGTTTTCATCTTCGTATATAAAAGGTTGATTACCTAGATTACTGGTATCATTAATTTTTAATCTTTGAAAACCCATTAACATTTGATAATTACCTAATTTTTTTTCAACTAATTTTGTATCTTCAGGACCTCTGTTTTTAATATTATTAAATAATTTTAAAAATAGATCTTTTTGCTTTTCAGCATTTTTACTAACTAATAATTCAATTCCACACATGATAATTAGTTATAATATTCAAGATATTTATAAATCAATTATTTTTAAATTAATTATTCTATTATAATTTTTATAACATTAAATATTAAACTTTCTAGATGAATCATACTTCTTTTTCCTTGATTTATTCTTACATTATAATCCATAAATTCTTTTGTTATTAAAAACTTTTTAGCTATAGTTAAATCTTTTTTAATAAATCTTTTTAATAGTTCTCTTAAAATTCTCTCAATTGAAAAATTAGAAATATAAATTAGTTGTAAATTTTTACGAAGATTTACTAATTCACTGAACACATAATTTTTAGTTAAATTATCAATATGTATCATTAATTCTTTTATATAATCTTCAAGTTCTTTTCTTGGCTCTAACTTAATTCTTTTTATTAGAACTTTCCATAATAACTGCTTTATATCTAAACTATCATCTTGACAAACTTGTTTAATTATTTTTGAACTGATATTCTCTTTTTTTCCTATTTCAATTAAAATCTCTTCATTAATTTTTTTAGTATTATATGGAATTCTTACTAAACAACAACGAGAACGAATTGTTTCAGATACTTTTGATAACTGATCTGATACCAAAATAAAACGACATATTTTAATATATTTTTCCATAATCCTTCTTAATGCCGCTTGAGAATAATAATTTAAATTATCTATTTTATCAATAATTATTGTTCTTACCTCAATACCATCATGAGCCATTGTTGCTAGGGGAGACCTGCAAAAATTATTAATTATTTTTTGCAAAATATATTTATCATGTCCATTTGATTTTGGACGAAATATTAAATGGTAATTACTTTGTTCTAAAAATACTTTTGTTTTTGAATTTCCATAGCCATTAATTTCATGTTCAATCTCTTCAATATTATTAATTTTATCGCCATATATTTTATATAAAAACTTATCTAAATAATAATTTTTACCATATGAATTTATTCCATATACAATTATATTAGGTTGATAATTAAATTCTGGTAAATTATTGAAAGACTTGGAATTTATTAAATCTTTATATTTATCTATTAAAAACATTAGAACAATACCATTATAACCTATAAATAAAATAATTCATTTTTTATTACTTCTTTAAAGTAATAAAATAATTAGAACATCACATTCCACACATCTTGATAATGACTATCAGTTAGAGTATCAAAAAGCAACTTCCACGGAGTAAATTGTTGAAGAGAATCAATCCCCTGCTCAAGGAAAAGCTTAAGTAGATTTGTTGAGAATCCAGATACCATGAGAGCCCCTACTTCTGTCACTGACACAGGCATTCCTCCTGTATCTCCTCTTACATTCCAATAAATCATTAGAGGGAGTTGATAAGCCTCTCCAGTAACTTCCTCACCCATCTTAACATACATCTCTGATAGAGTCTCATGTGTTGTCTTCCAAGTTGTTACCACACTAGAAGCATATGATACCCTATTAGCATGATCAAACTGCATATCTGAAATTACCATTAGTGCCTTTGGTAGATCAGATCCAGACAACTTGTTTTCTCTCATTACCTCTAGAATTAGTTCATGAGTACCAATAAAGTTTGTTGTTCCGCCCCAAGGAGCCCTTCTTACATGATCAAGACACTTCTTAATAGACCAATCATCTTGAAGAATAACCCATGAAGGCTTTTCATGAAAAGTAAGAATTCTTCCCTTCCATGATCCTGTTTGAAGACGGGCAACCATCACACTCAGAGCAATTGCCACCATCATGGGAGTTCCTTCCATCGAACCAGACACATCAGCAACACAAAGCATTGACTCTAGACCAAAACCTGTCTTTTCTGAGTGCTTACGAATCATCTTCTCATGGTCTCTCCATTGAGCTTCCAGAAGAGCAAGTTCGGTGTCATCTGATGTTGACATAATTTGGGACGCTAGTTCATGAAGAAATACAGAGGTTCCCTTTGCACCCTTGGACTCTGGCGCCTTTAGTGATTCTAGAAACAACTGATAATTTGCCTTGGCAGTGATTCTATCTGAATCACTTGATCTCTCTAGATGGTTCTTTGTCTTATTGTCCCATGCCAATCGGTGACGATTGAGACACACCCCAGGAACAAGATTGAACTTAATTTCAGAAAACTTCTTAGCACACATTAGTTGTTCTGTAACTCCAATCTTAGTACGAAGAGATGATAGCAGAGACCGATAAGCCTTCATCTTTTGAGAAAAAGTACCAGTCTTAAAAATACGTTGTGCTAGACCCTTAGCCATCAATCCATACTTCTTACCTTCACTTGGAGCCCACTTACCTGCAAGTGAAATAGATCTTGTAGATGAAGAAGATGAAGAAGATGAAGTCATTACAGTTGTCTGATCATCTTGAAGCTGATGAGAAAACAAATCAAGACAAGACTCGTAAAGGACACTTCCGTCATGTGCGTTGCTCCAAACAGAAATAATATCCTTCCAGTATCCATACTGTGGTGTCAGAGCCAAAAGTGGCTTTGTCAAAGCCTTAATCTCAGGAACAAGTGAAACAACACGATTAAAAAGATGAATGAAAGGATCACGAGCACCCTTTCCCTTTCCCTCCTTACGACAATCACGAATCTGAAACAAGAGTGACATCAAAAGACCCAATGCAATCTTTCTTTCAGATCCCTCTGTTGGAAGAGAGGTGAGAACTGCTTGAAGATTTGTCTCTTGAATGTGGGAAGAGTAAGGGGCAGTAGTTGTTCCTTGAATGCTACTGTTTGAAAGTGCCATCAAAGACCTTTGAAAAGATTCAGTTGTAGCTGAAGCATTTTCAAGAATCTTAGAATAGGAATATTCAACTGCACCCTTTTCTCCCACCCCCTTTGTGGGATCAAGTACTGTATCAAATGCTTCTACCAGACCACTTCCAGAGGAAGAAGCAATAGGATCAGAAGAAGTTGAAGAAATAGCAGACTTGGTATTAGTAATAAATTCAGCCATAGAAATAGAAATAGACATAATATAATTTTAATGGTCAATTAAATTAAAAATTTCAATTTTTTTAAATAGGCTTGCTATTATCAATTAATTTTTTATACTTAGTATCATTTATTATATCAATTAAATCTACTTGTTTATTAATTTCTGATTGATGAGTCACTAATAGTTCATTAATAAAATCATAAGCATATTTAAGTTGGTGTTTATTTTTAGCTCCTGTTATAATTATATTTCCTTTTTCAAAAACAAAAATAGAAAGTTCTTTTTTATTAATTGATCCTTCAGGAACTATTTTAATAATAACACATGCTCTTGTACAAGGTTCATAACTAGTTTTAATTTTTTTAAGAGTTAATAATTCAAATAATCTTTCTCTTTTAAGAACCATATCAACAATATAATTAGCATTAATCATATCAATTTTAAATCCAGATATTTTTAACTTTGACTTGTCTTCAACAAAAATAATTTGTTCATCTGTTCCTTTAAAAACATAATTTTGTTTCAACATAAAAATAAATTTATTAAAAACAATATTAACTGCTTCTAAATCTTTACACCCAGATAATTGAATAGAACCATTATTAAAAATTTTCATATTAATTTTTGGTTCATTATCTAAATCTTCAGTAAAACCCGATGTTTTTCTCATAACAATGGTGACTGAATTTTGAAAAGACTTAATTTTTTTATTATCATCTGTATTTTTAATAACTTGAGTTAATAATGTTCGTAAATCATCTTGTGTTTTTTTAACAGTTAAAACACTATCAGTATCTAATGGAAAATAATTAACTAAATTATCTATATTTAGATTAGTTCCTATATTACATGAAGCACATACAGTTGAAACTTTAATTCCTTGATACAAATTATCAATTAAGAAATTTTTAATATTAATTAGATCTTTAAAATCATAATTTTCCCAAATATTTTGTTTATTTTTATCACTAAAAATCTTTATCTCTTTTTTTGGTTCTTTAATTGGCATATCTTTTTTAGCTTTCTTAATATACTTTCGTTTTGGTTTAGTTTCTGTCATTAATATAATTATAATGTAATGTAAAAATACTTAATTCAATTTTTTTAGATTACATTTTTTAGTCTTTTTTTACTAAAATATCAACCCAGCAACCTTTGGGATGTTTAATTTTCAATTAATTATCTAATGTATCATATAACTTATGTTTTTTAAAAATGAGGGTCTAATCCTTTATACAATTTTAAAAAATCACCAATATCTTTTCCCTTATTATAATTAATAATATTACCTTCAAATGATAATATAGTGTCCATATATAATAAGAAAGTATATAAAGAAAATCAAAAATAATTTTAAGGTATTAATTAATATGGCATTACCAATATGGAATAATTTAATATGTTCCCAAAAAAATACTGTAGAATCTAAAAATACTTTAATACATAATAAAATAATTTTACATCAAAAACGAGAACTTAAACCGTCTTATAACATTTCTCACAAACTGGAACATATTTATCGTTTCCCCCAATATCAATCTGATTCAAATCATCAGTTAACTTTTGAGAATAACAAGACTTTTGATTACAATAATGACATTTACCATGTAAAAAGATAATATCATTAGTAAAACTAATTAGTTTAGATATATCACCAAAAGATTGTTTTTTAGAATCTCCATTCAAAGCAGAAATATAAATTTGACCTTTAAAATTTATAGTTCTGATCCATTTATCTAAATTAGTAAAAAATTGACCTTCATCAATTAATATAATATCATATTGTTTTAGTTGTATATTATCAATCAATAAAAGTTTTTTAGTACTTAATGAAGGTATCATTAAATTATCATGTGATATAACATTAGATTTGTTATATCGTATATCATCTGAATATTTAATTACTAATATTTTTTTTTTGTTATTAGATTTATTATATTTATTTATAAGATATGTAGTTTTGCCTGAGAACATTGGTCCTAAAATTAAAGTTAAGTGCATATAACAATTATTATATTAGTAAAAAATATTAAAAATCAATTTTTTAAGTGGTTCTATTAAAAAGATTAAATTAATTAATAATAATGAAAGTAGTATCATGGGATGTGGGTATTATAAACTTAGCTTATTGTTTGTTAGAAATAGATTATGATTCAAGTGACAATAAATATAAAATTCATAAATGGGATTTAATTGATTTATCATACAAAAAAAAACATCAATGTTGTAAATGTTCAAAAAATGGAACTTTTGAGACCTTGGATATTCCTTCAAATATTATGAAAGAATATTGTGGAATTCATATAAAAAAGTTTAAAAATCAGGATGTGACTGAATTTGAACAATTTTATAAAATAAAAAAATTAGACTCAAAATGTGATAAATGTAATACAGGTGCATCTTGTTCTTATCAAACAAATAAATTTTGTAAAAATCATGCTAAACAATTTTATAAAAAATATACAAATGATTGTTTACCCCAAAAAATAAAAAAAGAAAAAACAACACATAATATTGATATTTTACGTTATAGATTAGTTGAAGAACTTGAAAAAAGACCTGAACTTTTTCAGGCTGACATGGTTTTAGTTGAAAATCAACCGGCTTTAAAAAATCCAACAATGAAAGCTATTTCATCAACTATTTATGATTTTTATTTAATAAGAGGAATCTTTGATAAAAAATATAATTCAAAAATTAATAAAGTCAAATTCATGTCACCTAGTAATAAAATAAAGTTATCTGATAAATGTGAAATTGTTTATCATGCAGATAAAAAAGTAAAATATAAAATCACTAAACAATTGGCAGTTGAATACACAACTAAAATTTTACAAAAAAATAAATTATGGTTAGATCATTTTAAATATTATAAAAAAAAAGATGATTTAGCAGATGCTCTCTTACAAGGAGCCTATTATTTAGAAAAATTAGATAAATTAAAAAAATAAAAAATTGATTAATTTAAATATTAGATCTATTTTTGATTTAATATGAATTTAACCCTTAATTACTATAATAAAAAATATCCTCTAGTTGGAGACATTGTTTTTATCACAATGGGTGAACCAGATAAAGGCATAGTTCCCTGTAAAATATTTGAATATCCTTTCTGTACTGCTATTATTCAAACAGCTCATTTAACAAAAAGAAAAAGAGTTAAAAGTATTAGAAGTTTCCTTAGTCAATCTAAACCAGTTCCTGCCGAAGTAATTGAATCTGATGATAAAATGGTATCTCTTTCTATCAAATTTATAACAAAAGATGATAGAAACAATTATAATAAAGATTATTCACAAAGAATAAAACTTTTAAATATGTTAACTTCAATAAAAATAGAGTCCGATAACGAATTTAATGATTTAGTACAAAAAATTATTTATCCACTAAATGAAATATTGCCTGCTGACAATAAATTTAATTATTTAGAAAATAACTACCAAACATTAGACTATGATAATTTATTTGGTAATGTATCAGAATTATTTAAACTAAAACTTTTTACATATTTTAAAACCAAACCTAAGAAAATTTCTAAAGAATTTTCCGTTATTTCATTAAAAGGTATATCTACAACTAAAGAAATGTTTAAATTATTAAAAGAAAAACAACCAGATTTTAAACCTAAACTTTTAAATACACCTAATTTTATTATTGAAATAACTGATATTGAAGAAAAAGCAACTAAAAAAATAGAAAACTTTTTAAAAGATTTAACTGAAATTAGCACTGAACTTGCAATAAATATTAAATATTAATTCATGAAGTTTGAATCATATCAATTAAAGAATATTTTGTTGTTTTTACTGGTTTATGTCTTTTTAATTTTAATTCTTCCTTTAATAATATATTAGTCTCTGGATTATTAGATGGTTTAATTCTCTGTTCAATAATTATTTCGGTTGAAATCAACGGAGGTAATAGTTTAATAAATGTATCATCACCTTTATCTAAATGCTCTTGATATTCATTTTCTAACATTTCACCACCAAATTCTTTTTTAACTTCCTTGGGAGGTGCTGGTCTAATAATTTTCAAATCAGGATTAATTTTATCTTTTAATTGATTTATGAGTGAATAACGATGCCACACATTGTCATCACTTAAATCGAAATTATAAGAAACTACACAACTAAATGAACAGAAACTTCCTCTCCCATAAAATTGAGCTCCTTTTTTTTTATCTGGTAAAAAATATTTAGTTTTACAATCACCACTGCACCACCAACACTTAATTTTACTATTTTTATGAGGTTTATTTTTAATAACTATAATTTTATTATTATTTTTAGTAACATAATAATTTAATTTTTCTCTTAAAAGTTTATTTTCTTCTCTTAATTTATTTATTTCGTTATTATTTACATTATCATTTGCATTTGCATTTTCAAATTTAATTGGTAAATGAACAATTAATGACGGATCATCATCCTTTTCAATTATTTTTTTATTAGTTTTTTTAGTTCTTGGCATTTTAAATTAAATATTAACTTATATTTTTCTTTAGATTAATTTAAAAAAATCTAAGATTAATTATATACATGGTAAATCATAATTCTATTTTAAGAAAATGGGGAAAACTTTCTTCATCCCAACAATCTAGAGTAATGAAATCTCTTTCTCGTAATCAATTATCTGGAATACCTGAAATTGACCAAGAATTACTTTCTAACTCATCCTCTTCTATTATAAATTTACTAGGCTCTCAAACTGGTGGTCGCAATCTCACTAAAGAAGAACTTGATATGCGTGATAAGGGCATGATGTCTCCCAGTAAAGTTGCTCAAATTTTAAATGAATCACCAGCTCACCAACCTTTTGTACCACAACCTCAAACATTGAGTTTACTAAAAGATATTCAAAATAAAATGAATGTTTTAAAACAATCTAAATTAAATTTTGAAAATCAACTTAATGAATGTAATGATAAATTTAATAAATTATCAAGTGCACATACCCAAACACGAACTCTATTACAAAATGCAGAAAATCAAAATAAAGAATTAAAAAATACACTTGATAAAATGAAAATGTCTACAACTAATTTTAATGGACAATTAAAAGATTGTACTAATAAATTAAATGAATTAACAAATAAACACACCGTCACACAAACTCAATTAAGAAATTCTGAAACTCAAAATAAAGAATTAAAGAACAATCTTGAAAAAGTTGGACAAACAGCATCTACATCTCATGTAGCAATAAATAATGCTTTAAAACAATTATTAGCACAATAAATGCAATAACTATGAAAATAAAATATTTTATTTTCATAATTAATTTAATCAAGTAGTAATTTGAATAACTGACTTGGGTTTTCTTCCTCTTCTTCTTTTTTCTGTTGTATTTAATTCAGAAGAGTCAATTGTAGTTTCTGTTACTACTCTATTATTATTATTAAGATTCATTCTTTGTAAAATATCATTTACATTTCCTGATAATTCTACTTTTGGAGGTTGAGACACTCCTGCATGATAAGGTTTAGGAGCAAATGAATGTACTGGTACAGGTGCAGAATTGTGTTTTTGTTGAGCTCTCATTTTTTGTAAATGAATTTCTTGAGGAGTCATAAATCTAGACTGTTCTGGTTGTTTATTAAACATTCCCGTAACCATACCAGGTTTATTTAATCCTACTGCTTTACCTAATGTTGATTTAGAATAATGAAAAGCAGCACCTGAAATTAAAATAAGTCCAACTAATTGAAGTTCAGGTGGTATATTTCTACCGGTACCTCTATATTTTTGATATAATTCTGCAAGTACATCATCAAAACTATCAGCTTCAATTGACATGTGTTCAGACCATCCTTGTAATTGAAAATCAAATGGATCATATTTATCATTAAAAAATTCAATCATAGCGACTCCATTAATTAATAAATTTTTATATACTTTTACTCCATTAATTTTATCAACATAACTTTTTAATAATTCATATTCATATTCCATTTCTTCTAATGACGAATTAAAATCATATTCTTTAGATAATTCAAATCCTTTTGCTTTAAGATCACTTAATTCTCTTAAAAAATTTATTTTTTTTAATTTAATTTCTTTTTCTGTTAACTCTTTTTTAGGCTCTGTATTTGTTACAACTGACTCTGTAAAAGGATTATTTGATGAAGGTTTTTTAAAATTAATTGATTTCTTAGGTTTTGCGGTTGTTTGTTCTGTAGAAGAACTTGACTCAGAATCTGAGTCAGAATCTGAGTCACTAGAACTATCTTTTTTAGTAGTTTCATCAACTTTTGATGTAGAATCTTCTTGAATTGGATTTAAATCACCTAAGGTTACTTGGGCATTTGGTTTTAATTTATCAGGATTTGCTAATAAATTTAAATATAAATCTGTTGTTTCTGTGGGTTTTAAATTTTCTATTTTTTTATCACCCTCAAATCTTATTTTAACTTCAGATGAACTATTGGAAGTATCGGAATCCATATGAAAAACTAAAGATTCTAAACTTTAAATAACGAACTTTTTAAACATTTTAATAAAATTCTAAATCTTTATAATTAATGCATTATTGTGAGTTAAAAGATGCTTGGGGTGAAAATACAATTTCCCAACATTACTATAGTGAAAATGCAAAAAAAGTATTAGAAAATTTTTCACCACTCAAACCTAATAATAAAACCTCTAAGGATATTATAAAATCAGACACTGACACTGAAACTGATTGTAATAAATTAATTGCTCATGTAATGTCTTGTTCCAAATGCAAAAGAAAATTAACTAAATTATTAATTCCTTCAATGATATCTAAATTGGGAGAAACTATAGATATTTATCGCGAACCAATTGTTCTAATTTTAATGACTCTTTTTATAATATTATTAATTAATATGTTAAATAATAATTAATCTTCAGACCAATCTATTATAGCAATGTTATTATTCCATTGTGTCTTAAACCCATTTTTATTTAATTTTTTATCAACATATTCAATAGAATCAGCTAAATTATAAATAGGAATACCTAATAATAACTCTGGAATTTCATAAATACACTGAAAAAAATTTAAATCACTTGCCATTTTAATTTTTTTTATAATTCTCTCATAAATTTTTTCATAAACTTTTTTCTTTAACTCTTCTTTTTTTTTTTGTTTCTTTACAAGTTCACTTGCTGTAACCATTATAAAATAAATGTTTTTATATTCTTAAAAAGAAAACTTTATTAAATTATAATGTATGATACTTTATGTATTGCTGGAGGTGGTATTAAAATATTACCTTTTATTGGAATTTTACAACATCTAATCAATACTAAATTTATTGATTTAAAATTAATAAATAAAATAATAGGAGTTTCTTCTGGATCAATATTAGCATTAATGTTAATTTTAGATTTTAATATGAATGAAATTATATTTTTTTTTAACAATTTTGATTTTAAACAAGTAATTCCTAATTCTAATTCAAGTGAGTTATTATTTAATTATGGGATGGAAGATTCTTCTAAATTAAATAATGTTTTAAAAACTTTATTTATTAAAAAAAAATTTAAATTAAATTATTCTTTTTTAGATTTGTATAATGATAAAAAAAAACAACTTGTTATCAGTGTAACTAATTTAACAAAAAAAAGAGTTGAATATTGGAATTATTTAACTAAACCAGACACTCCAATTATACAAAGTATTATTGTTTCATGTTGTTATCCTATAATTTTTAAACCAATTAAAATTAATAATTATTATTATGTCGATGGTGGATTATTAGATAATTTTCCAATTCAATTAGGAAATAAAAAAACAACTTTAGGCTTAGTTACTAAAACTTCTCATTATCAAAATTTTGAAAATTTTATTGACTATTGTGGTCAAATTATAAATTTAACTATCTCATCAAAAGATATCGCTAAAATAAATTTATATAAAAATATATATAATATTATTTCCGTTAAAAATAATACAGAAGTTTTTGACTTTAACTTATCCAAAAAAAAAATTAAAGAAAAAATATATTCAGGAAATAATATAGCTAAAAAATTTTTAAAAAAAATAATTAATAAAATTAAAAGATCTAGAAGATATTCTTTTTAGGTTTAGGTACAATATTTTGTAAATTTTTTGTTTGAGATTGATACTCTTTTATTCTTTCTTCAAAACTTTTATCACTTTCTACATAATCAACTTTTTGTTGTAAACTAAAAGCAACACTTACACTACTAATAGATTTTTCTTTTAAATTTTCACCCTCTTTATATAAAGTTCCTATATCAGCTAAAGATGCAAACTGACTTGAAGTTGGAGTATACTCCATAATTTCACCAGAATAGGGAATTATAGATTGATGATAATTAGCTGGATTCTCTTGAATTTTATCAAATCCTTGATTTACATTTTTAATATCATATTGGGGAACAGTTATATTTTTTCTCATATTATTTAATTGATCTAATTTTGTTGTTGTTTCCTCACTTGTTAATGCAGTTACAGTTACTGTATTAAATTTATGTTTATTATTTAATTCTTTCTCAATCTGAGAAAAAGTCTTCTTATAAACAATTTTTTCTTGTTTCTCAAATTGTTTTTTTAACTCTTTATGTTCATTTTTCCAATCACTCCATTCATTATATGCTTGTCGGTGTTCTGGATTTGATAAAATTTTATAAGCAATATTTATATGAGTAAAAAATTCTTCATCTGCATCCCTATTTTTATCGGGGTGATTAAGTAGAACATTTTTTTTATATTGTTTTTTAATTTCAGACAAAGTACAATCTTTAGATAAATTTAAAATCTTATATAAATCATATTTTAACTCATCAAAATCCACTGACATTAACAGCAATAAGATTTTATAATTTATTAAACTAAAATTGAAAAATTAAACCTAAATATTTATAAATTTGAGTATGCTTGAAGGACCCATTCTTGGTTTAGTATATTTATTATGTGCAATTTTATTAATTGCAATCATTTACGGAATTATATTTATAATTATTTATATTTATAGAACAAATAATTCAAATATAGGAGCTCTAAACAATTCAAATATAGAACCTCTAAATAATTCACACAGAGAATATGTTGTTTAGAAATATAATATTCTTTTTTTTGTTAATGGATAAAAAAAATATTTTAATAATATCTTTTATTTATGCTATGTATTTTAATACTATTGGATTTAATGATGGTAAATGGGAAAAGAATTTTAATGTTTTTGTAAATAGTATAAATCAAGCAATTGAATATAATTATCGTTATTTAGTTGAATTTTTAAAACAAGGAGATGTTTTTATGAATTTAAAAAATAAAAAAACATCTATTGATATTGTTTTACTTTTATTATCTATATCATCTACATTTACAGACACTAAATTTAAACAAATTCTTTTAGATAATATTGATAAAATTAATGATGTTAAAAGAGATTCTAATAAAACATTAGAATTAGCTTTAAAATATTTAAAAGATAATAATAAATCATTACCCTTTGATAAAAGATTTAGTAATAATAAATCATTAATATTACCACTTCCTTTTGGTGTTATAATGGAAAATAATAAAGATATAATTAAAAATACAATTGGTATTTTAAAATTAACTAATAATTTTACTTTTGATATTTTAGCAGGTATTTCATCAGCATTAATTACAAATTTTTCATTAAAAGGAATACCACCTAATAAATGGTTAAATCATTTATTAAAATTAGAAAATAAAATAGATGATATTCTTAAAAAAAATTATAGTTATTATACAGAATATTTAAAAAATAAAAATATTTTTTGGAATAAAATTAAAGATTATCAAGATTACAGATTAAAATATATTAAAACTAATAAATTTTTTAATCCTAAATATCAAATAGAAACTTTTATTCAATTATTTACTCGTAAGAAATTTAATCAAAATAATTATGGAGAAATTGGATTTGAACCAATTGATGGGTTGTTATGGGCTTACGAAAGCATTATTTTAAGTTATAATGAAGAAGAAGACACTTTTAATTTAAGAGATTTAATTATTAATTCTAGCTTACATGTTGGAGACAATGACACCACTGGTACTTTGGCAGGATTTTGGTATGGTTGTTATAATTCTAATTTAAAAAAGATATCTGATAATAAAATTAGATTTCAAGACCTAGAATTTTATCAAGAAATTAATAAAATGTTGATTAACATCAAGGAATAATTTAAGTTTTTATTATATCCATTAATTTAGCAAATACTGCTTCTGCACTTCTTTCTCCTCCATATTCTTCTAAATTATTATCATATTCAAATAAAATAGTTGGAAATCCTGGAACTTGATAATTATCACATATTTTTTCATTTTTTGGATCATCACATTTTACATCAATAGTTTCAACATTGGAAAGGTCTTTTGTCATTTCTTGAAATTTAGCCCATTCTGTGGCAAACATAACTGAATATTTACACCATGATGTGTTAAAATTCATTACTTTTACTTTACCTTTAGTACTTGTTGATTTTTTTTCTGTTTCTTCTTCTGTTAAAAGTTCTTTTATTTTAGAAGATTCTAAATTATTTTTAGTTGTAAACCAATAGATCACTAGAACTAATATTAATCCTATTATTCCGTAAATTAAATATTTATTCATATATTTATCTTTAGACTTTAATTTTTCTCCAACTAATTAATATGAATTATTATAAACTTATTCCTTTGTTCGGCAATAAAATAGCAACTAAATTTTATTTAAATAGAAAATATCAAGGCTTAAGCTTGTCATCACAAGAGTGGGAAAATTTTGGTTCTTTAGTAAAAGATTATCATAAAAAAACAAATTTAAGTAAATATACTTATTTGTTAAAAAATTTAGATAGTTTTGAAAAAAAAATAATTAAAGAAAATTTTAAAATTTTAAAAGATAATAAAAATATAACTTTTCAAGATAACTTGTGGAAACAAGCCACAGATATACAACCTTTTCAAACATTTAATAAAAATAAAAAAATATATCAAGGATATAATAAAAATCATTTTCATACTAAATTAAATTTAAATAATTTTATGACACAAACCGGAGGTAATAATAAATTTGACTCAATTACATATGGAATTCTTGAACAAAAAAAAATTTTTGATCAATTAACTGAAAATTTAAATGATACATTCAAAGATGAAATTAAAAAGAATTTTTCTGAATATTTTGTCACCCTTGGGTTTTTACAGCAATTAATAATTAATATGGATGAATTAGTAGAAATATCTAAAAATAATATTACTGAAAAACCCAAAGCAATATTGATGCAACAATCAGGAACAATAATGATGAGACCTAATGTAAAAAATTTAATAACTTTACAAGAAAAAGAAAAATTGTTAAAAAATAAAGTTAATCAAGAAAAAAATAAATTACAAAAAATCTTTAGAAATATTGGTATTTTTGATTTAGAAAAATATGGAATAATTTTTTAAAAAAAATCTAACTTATAATATATATGCCTAACCCACTAACAAATGAAAATTATAAAACTGAACTAAGCACAAGTAACCCAGATTTAGTCGAAGTTGTAGAGGGAATACTATCAATAGATCCTACTAATAAGCTTGTTATTGGTAAAACAGTAGATAAGCTTGGAAAACCTGAGGATTTAGCTTTAAACTGGTTAAACCAAACAGCAGACGACAGATATGATTTAGACGAGAAAACAAATCCTACAATTCCAAATATTCCTGGTAATAAAACCATAGCAAAAACATTAACTTTAATGGCTAGAAACTTGGAAGATTGTGTAGATGGAAAATTAAGTGGATCTATGTGTACCAAGGCAATTAAAGATCTACAAAGCACATCACTTGAAAATTTAGCTGTTCCTGTGAAAGTTGCTGTTCATGTTCTTAAAAAATTAGGTTTTAAAGTTTATACAGTTGACCAACATTATTTACATGGACAACAAGGAAACCGTTTTGAAATAGTTGATGAGTGGGCTAAACGTGTTTCTACTGATGTCACTGACTTTAATGATAAGAAGAAATATGATAAATTGAGAGTTCTATTAGAAACTTATGTGCATGTTGCAAATCTTCATCCTGATAAATGGGAAGATAGTTATGAATCAGTGACAGCTGCAAAACCATTTAACCCTAAAGTTTTAAGTAGTATTACTCGCCCAATTGTTCCTAGAACATCTGGTAGTAAAGTTGGAGTCACATTTGAGAGAATGGCATCTGACATTGAATCAAGAAAAGAGACGCTTGCTTATTTATTGCCTTTAGTCTGGGCACAAGGTGAAGTTATGTCAGGTGGTGGTTTTGTTTCTGATGATTCTTATACAGGAGAAATTGATCGTATGGCTGCATCTGGCAATGTTTTTCAGACTGCTGAAACATTAGGTAAATACTTAGATTATTATTTAACTGCTCTTAAAAGTAATGGAGTTACAATAGATGATAAAGAAGTAAATGACCTTAAGAAATTGTGTGATGATTTAGCACGTCGTGAAAAATCTTTAGTTCAAGTAGTTTCTCTTCTTGAAAAAGTTTTAGCTCTTAATAAATTTTATGGGAAAAATTTTAAAAATAAGAAAAAAGTTACTGATCAAGCTGATTTGCATAAAATTATTATGACTAATAAAAAAATTTTTGAAAAAGTTAATAATACTCGTAGTAAATTAATGAGTGGAATTCGTATTTTAATAAAATATTTATAAATGATTAGGAAGAGTAAATCTATAAAATTAATATTTTAATAAAATTTTTATAAATAAAAAAAAATCTCTAGTATTATATATAATTATGTCATCATCAACATCAACATCAGTAAAATTACCTATATTTAATAATATTTTTTCAAAAATGAAAGGTCTATTTAACTATAAAACTGCTGAGTATAAGGAAGATAAACGAGACAAATATGATAATCCTAATGATATCACCAAACCTATTGTATCCAACCTTGAAAAAATGAAAAATGTTTTAGGAAAACTTAAAAAAGATATTCAAAATAAAGAAAGGAGACTTGGTATAGCACTTGGTGCTCCAATTGTTGTTATGTCAGGTGGTGCAGAAACACTTGAATTTGTTGGGGGCCAATATGGTGGCGGAGCATCTGCTGATGCATACTCTGCTCCCGATGATGCATCTCAAGTTGTTTTTTCAACTGCTCGTATTTTAGCTAATATTTTAAAATCACATGAAGACGAACTTATAAAGGCTGTAGAAAATGATGCATTAGAAAAAATTAGAGACAGTTTAATAACACTTCATGAGAATGAACAACAATTATTTGGTGCTGTTTATGCTTTAGGCGAATCAGGTGAACTTGTCGATAAAGCACCTTCAATTACATTTGAAAACATGACGGATAATGGAAAGAGAAAAAAATATATGAAGGCTTTAGCTGATGCTCGCACAGCACATGCAGCTGCAACTAACACACGTGTAAAAATTTTTAATGTCATAACAAGTAGCATAAAATAAATCTAAATATAATTATTAATAATTATTAATAATTAAATTTAAAATACTATTAATTATGAACTAAAAACTAATTTACCAGTTCCATCTATAATTCTAAAAATATTATAACCGAAAGCATAAGCCTTTAATCTTGCAGGAATTCTATAATTAATTAATCCATCAAGAGTTAATTGTAAATAAGAATCTTCTAACTTGCTAAAATTTAAAGAACCATAAGGTTGTCCTCCCATTTCTAAGGGATGTAAAGAAAAACTATAATGATATAAAAATCTGTTACCTCTGCCTTTAAAATAATAAAATTTTTGTATTGGAGAAAAAAATTGTTCAATTTCTAAATTAGATAAAGGATTGCCATTTAATAACATTTTCACATTTTTAATAATAGTTTTTGGTTCATCAGTTATTGGGAAAGTAGAATAATTAAAATAATCTTTTCTTTGAATATTATCTTCAAGAATTACTCTCCAGAATAAAGAAAAAACAGGATGAACAATGGGTAAATTTAGTTTAACATTGCCACTAAAAACAGATTCTTCTGGTATATTTTGTAAAATAGGAACTAAATATTCATGATTTTTAGTCAAGTATAAATATCTTTCTTCATTATCCAAAAAAATATAATTTATTAAACAATAAGCATTTGTCATTCCAGGAGGATTTAAATTAAAATAATCAGTTACTGAACTTGGAATATCACTATTTGAAACTATATTATGTTGATAACCTTGAGATCCAATTAAAATAAAGTTACTATTAATTTCAGATGGAACTTGAAATTCACCATATAATGGATTGTAATATAACCTTTTATTTACTATATCAAATTCTATAAATTCACCTGCCGACTCAATACCATTAACATTTTGAATAATTTTTTCTCCAACTTCTAATCCTGAAAAATTCTCATTTACTGATATATATTTTTGGGGACTTTGAATTAAAACCTCATTTAAAGTTCTCAACTCAACATGCAATTTTATTTCATCATGAGTTAAAGATACAATTGGTAATGCATTTCCTGTGTTCTGACAAAACCACAAACTCAAAGGAATGTCTAAATTTAACGAAGGTTTAGATCTCTCTTTTTTTGTAAATTCATCAGAATTACCTATCATTTTATTTATTCCTCTCATTTGATTAATTGGTGTAGATAACTCTTTCCAAATATACATCCACTCTCCATATTCTTGTGCAATAATTATACCTCCTATTTCTAACTCAATTTTATTTACTAATACATAACCTAAATTATTAGTATATTGTAAATAATATAATGGTTTAGTAGATATATTTTCTGGTAAAACTGGTAATTCTAAATGTAAATATATTTTTGAAATTAAATCACCATTTTTACCTATAATTAATGTTGATTGTTTACCAAAATCTAAAGGATTAATAAAGTATTGTGGAACAGTTTCAATAGAAAAGTTAGTATGTCTCTTATAAACCACCTTAAAAAAAGTAATTTCTGGTTTTCTGGTTAAATAATATTTTTCTTTACTTCCTGAAACTAAAATAATTAATCCAGCAGTCATATCAATTAATTTATAAGAGATTATATTCTTTAAACTTGAAAAAAATTGAAATTTTAAATTTTATACACAATTATTTAATTATTATGCCTCACTATTATTGGATTAACAAGACTAATAACATTTATAAGATTGCCTCAGTTGCATGTCATATTCAAGGAAATTATCCTCATCGCCAGTTTCAACTTCTTAGAGATATTCACTTCTCTGGTTTCGTAGAAATGGGTCAAGATATTCATTTTGAACTATATCAAGTTGATGATGCAATTGGATCAGAGCATATTTCAAGATTTAAGGTGTTGGATATGCTGAATGGAAAGGAAGATTTTAATTTTAATTTGTCTAAGTTTGGAGAGATTAAGTTTACTCTTCCCACTAATTTTAATGACTACAACAATTCTGAAATTGATATTACTGAACGTGTTATCGTAAATCATACATCACACACTCTAAAGTCAAATAAGTGGGAACTTGAGATTATTAAGACACCTGAAACTATTCAAACTGAATCAAAGTTGATGTATTGTTTTCCCGTATATTACGAATAAATTCATTTAAAATAACACACCAACTTGATTTCCCATAAATTTAAGAAGTTTGTAATTTCTATAATATATTTTAAGGGTACAATATCCATATTGTGTCAATAATTCTTGATAAAAATCTTGATCTAAATCTAATCTAAACATCGCTTTAACATTATCATAATTTATATGTCCTGATGGTTGACCTGATAAAGGATATAAACAATGACTAAAACCATATTTATTTAAATCACCACTATTTTTATATTTAGTTTGATTTATAAGAGACCAAAATATAGAATCTTTTTTAGTAAATAATTGTCTATCATTAATTAATAAATCTGCTTGACCCATTGGATATAATGTTTTTTTAGAGCTAGAATGATAATTGTAAGTAAAATATAATCTTAATGTTGCTTCTACATATTTAGTGTTTGGTAATCCTACATCATATGCAAGATTTTTTATATAATATTTAATTATATAACAAACAAAATTTTCTGTATATTTAATAAATTCTGTAATTATACTACCAAAATCTTCTATTAAAGTATTTTTACTACTTATCATATCTTGATATAAACTAGAATTGCTATTTTTATTGGTTAAATAATCTTTGTAAAAATCATCTATTTTAGAATAATTATCTATTTCTAAATTAATATTATTCCATTTATTACTTGGCATTTTAAAAATAAAGAAAAAATCAGAAACAGCACCTTTAAACTTGAGATAAAAATTATAATTTAATTTTGCTATATTCTCCATTTGGCTTAAATTGACTACATTAATTAATTGTTCTTGTGATCTATTTAATATTAATTCTTTTTCTTTATCATCTAACCAAATAGTTTCATAACATAAAGAAGCCTTAATTAATTCATTCCCATTCACTATTAATCCAGTATTATTAATTAATTTTGATAATTTTCCTAATTGGATTTTAAAATTAATTTTTGAATCTTGACATAAAAATATAGGAAAAGAATCCGAATAAGTTTTAGTAAACCAAAATGGTAATGGTATATATAAATTTAATCCATTATTTATTTTTTCTAATCCACGATGATGACTCTCTTTAACAAAATAATATTTATATTGATTTAACCAATCTCTACCAAATTCTTCTATTATTTGATTTTCTATTGATAATGAAGCATTTTCAATTATATTTTCTCCTAAATTTTCTTGCCAATCAATTATTTCTTCAGATAAAGTAATATTAGTCTGTGTGTGATAATAATCCTCTTTTAAATTCAACAGTTTATTCTTCCATTCTTCTATTTCAGTATTATAAATAATATTTTCAGTTTCTCGTAAAATAATTTTACTAATAAGAATAGAAGAAGAATTATTATTTAATTCTGGTAATTCAGTTGGTAAAGTAAAATCAACCTCAATTGAATCTAAATTACTATTAAAATTAAAATTAAAATAAGTAGGTAAATAATCTGATGATAAATTAATAGAACTATAATATTGACATGAAGGAATTAAAATATTATATGATTGATTCAAATTAAATAATTCATTGGTTGCAATCCATCCATTACTTGTATCAACAAATTTACCAAAATATTTACCTTCTGAATCATAAATTACTTGATCTAATAAATTGGCACTAAAATCAGATTCATCAAGTTTTATCAGATAGTTTCCTAATTCTTTATTATTTTTATCAAAATAATGGAAATAATTGTAATTATATCCTGATATATCTATATTTTTATTAGTTGTAATTCCTATTTTATTATTACTTTGATCTAAATCATAGGTTAAAACAGCAAATTCAGGAGTTGTACCTACTGAAAAATTCTGAGATAATATTTTTAAATTTAATTCATTATTTAAATAAACTATAATTTTATTTGAATTTTGTAAATCAATTGAGTAATCAGTTAATTTATTATTACTTGTATCATATAAAGTAAAATCATCTATTGTTGTTTGATAAAATTCGTAAGGTGATAAATTAATAGGTTTATCTAAGGTAATTTTATATTGATATTTAAAATTATTTGAAAAGTCAGATATTAAAGTAAATTTAACCAAGGTGATTGAAGGAGCATAATTATCATGTGTTATATTTTTAATTTCATTACCACTTAGTTCTAATTCAATATAATTTTCATTATATTTCCAATAAATATCATCATTTTGAGTAAATTTAATAACTTTATCTGGTAAATAAAATTTATTATTTCTAATAGTAACAGGTAATTCTAATTCAAATCTCATATTACTTAAATTTTCCATAATTTCATTATTTATAATAAAAGTATTATGATTTATTATTTCATAATTTAATAAATTATTATCATTATAAATTTTATATCTAAAAAAAGCATTACTGTCTGATAAATCACTCTCAAGTGATAAATTAGTAGTAATTTGAACTTTTTCTCCCATATTTTCTTGTTGTAAAATAGTATAATTAATAAATCCATTTATAATTCCATCCTGTTTAGGTAAAAAATTATTAATTTTAAAACTTAATTGTTTACTATTATAAAATTCTGTTATTTCTGGATCTAAGAAAATAGCTTGGTCTTTCAAAAAATCAACTGTATTTATACTAACATCTTCTGGTAAATTTAATAAATCAACATTATATTTAAATTCTTGGTTTGTTATAATATTTTTATCTATAAACACTGGACTATTATCCTTAATTATTTCAAAAGTACTAAATAAATTCAAATCTTGTTCAGATATATCTAATTTATTTCCAATTATTTCATATAAATTAGAATTAGATGAAAAATAAGGTAGTAAATCTATTTTATAATTTTTTAAAATGTTCCATAAATTATAAAAATCAATTAATTGTGTTAAATAAATAATATCACTATCTTGAATTAAGTTTTTACTAAAATCATTATTAATTATTTCTATTGTTTCAAATAAAATATTAAGTTCTGATTTATTAGCATCAGGTGATATTTTTGTTTCTATCTTATTACTAGAATTAATCTTAAAATTTGTTGGTACCTTTACAGTCAAGTATGGGTTACCTGATAAATCTAAGAATGTATTAGTACTTGAATCCCATAATAAATCATAGTCTTTTAACCAATTAATTAAATAATTATCTGGATTCTTTCTGAACTCGTAATTTAAAATCCATTGTGGAATTCTATCATAAATATTATTAATTATTAAATTGATTTTCTCATGTTTTACTTTTTCAGATGTATTTATACTACTTAAATCTAATAATACTAAATTTTGATAATCATTAATGTCTAAAAATACTTCATTAATATGGTTATTACCACTTATATCAATAATAGTTAAATCATATACAGAACCTTGATGATAAGATTTATTTAATTTATTCAATTTAATCCAGTCCATATTTAGTAAAATTTGTTGAATTAAATAATTTTTTTGGTTAAACTTTGCAAATTCATAATTATGATAAAGTAAATTTTGATGTAAATTAATATTTTCATTTTTATATGTAGTAATTCTATCAATTTCATAAAATAAATCAATATCTTGTTTTGAATTTAATAAATCATTAACAAGGTCTGTTTTAGAAATAAATTCAACAATAATATCATTGTTATTTAATTGTAAATTATTAATTTCCAAAGAAGTATTATTAATAAATAAATTATAGTCATTATTGATAGTTATATTTCCACTAGGATCAATTAAATTAATTTTTCCTTTATAAAATTCTGATAAATATTCTAAAGTTAATTCATACGGAATTAATAAATAATCATTTTCTATTTTATTTTCTAAATTATTATTTTGAGTAATTAATATTTTATTTATTTCTTCATCAGTAAAATTAATAATTTCATTATTTACTTTCTTAAACTTAGGATATAATTTCTCTATTTTAAAAATATTTTTTAAATAATATTGATATTTTGCTTGAGAAAATGGTTCAGTATTAACTAAAACTCCGTATTTTGTTAAATACTCTTTTTTATAAGTTAACATATTATTATTTAAATTTGGTTGAAAAAATAGTTCAACATTTTCCAGGTCAGGTAATAAATCACTGAAATCATTTTTAATAGAAACATCTAAATAATAATTACCCGAATTAATTTTTAAAACATTATCAACCTCAAATTCTAATTTCTTATATCCATCTAAATCTAATTTATTAATATCCTGATAATTAATAACATTTTGATATGTTACACTCTCTAAACTAATATAATTAAATTCTCCATTATTAGTTACTATATCATCTGAATAAATGGGCTCAGTTGTATAATAAACATAATTAGTTGAATATGGATTTCCTGAAAAATTTATTAATTTTGGATAAATATCTGGATCCGGAGAAGTATCTGTTCCAGTAGACCATACAGAACCAGACCAAATATTAATATCAGAAGGTACAGAAACACCAATTCCAGTATAATCAGCATAATCTAATTGATTAGTTGTATCTAGCTGAGATGTTATTGGTGTCAAATTAGAAGCAATAGTTTCATTAAATCCTTGATAAGATCTTGATAAATTAAAATAAATTGTTGAATTAGATGTTGTTGTTGTTGAATCAATTCCACCATAAACATTGCCATTGCAATAACTATTTATTATTATAACTTTTGATGAACTAAAACCACTCTCAATTAGTCCAACACGATCACCACAAATTCCACCACAATCAGCATCAATATCACCAATTACATAACAATTATCAATAATTAATTCTCCATCATTACCTCCTGCATATCTGCCTGCTATTCCTCCACTTTTATTAGCAACCCATCCAAGAGCAGTCCAACGTTTAATATTTCCTAAAACATAACAATTAGTAATTCTTAAATATCCACTACATGCATTATATACAGCAACAACACCTCCACCGTAGACATCACCTTTACAGATACATTTTTCAATTAAACCAATACCATTGTGAGCACAATATTCTCCACCAATTCCTCCTGCACCATCAAAATATGTATTATTTACAACAAATTCAGAATAACATCCCGAAATTTTAAATTCTCCGTTAAAACCTGCATTAGAACCAACAATTCCTCCACTTTTTAGACTTAATGTTCCTATAAATTTACAATTTTCTACAATAAAAAATTTAGCATCAATGTTATTTTCTCGTCCTCTAATAAAACCTCCTCCATTTTCTATTACACTTGATTTAACAGTTAAATTTTTAATTATTGGGGCAGTAGTAAAACTAGTACCTAAAACTCTAAATAATCCAAAATGTTTACCAGTACCTGCAACTGAAATTGTATAGCCTTGACCGTCAAAAACTTCATTGTTTCTTAAAGTTATAAAAATATTAGAATCTGCGGGCCATGTAATATTTTTTGATAAATAATAAGTATTTCCAATTTTTTGAAGATTAAAAGTGTCAGGATGTAATTCAGTTTTAATAATTCTATTAAGATAAAAATTAGAATTTCTTTGATATGGTGATTGATTGTTTAAAAAAGAAATTCCAATTTCATTTTTATAATTAACTCCTGTTTTTGCATAATGAATTAATCTTTCATTATTTTTAGTTACTTCTTCAAATAAAACAATATCATTATTTTGAATAATTTTTGTATTTTTGAAGAATGAAATTGTTAATATTTTGTTAGTTTCATCAAGTTGATAGTTATTATCTAAATATAAATTATTCAAGTTAATATATAAATTATTTTCACTTGTCAAATTATTTTTAATAAAATTAATTAAATTATCAGTAACATTTATAGATATTTTCATTTCATCAATGGTATTAACAATGGTGTCTTCTAGATAATGATTTAAAATTTGAGATTTAAAATTATTTGTTTTTAATATTCCAACACTGATATTAGTATCATTTAATAATAAATAATTAATAAATGGATTAACTTTTTTGTTATTAATAAATTGTTTTTTTTCTATTCTATTATTAATTTTCATAATAGTATTTTTAGAATAATCACAAATTACTTTATCAAGAGTTAAAATATTTCCACTCAATTCAATTACTCTAGTTATAGTATCATCAATTATTACTTGTTGTAATGGAATCACCATATTCTCTGAAAAATCAATAGTTTCGTAATTTAATAAATTAAGTCCTGATGTTATTTCTATTTTATTTCCTGTTATTTGGTTAGATAACCCTCCCACTACATCAGATCCAAAAATATTACCATTAAAAATAATATTATTATCACTAGTAGAATCTACCTTAGGGCCCTCCAAATAAACAATATTATTAGAACTATAATCTCCCTTAAATAAATTAGTAGTTGTATTGTCCCAATTCAGTAAATATTTATAAGAGTTTTTAACATCTATCTCTGAATTATTATAAGGTGATTTAAATTTCCATGGATATTGTTGAATTAATTTTACTCCACTAATTCCAGAAATTGAATAACCGTTAATTCCATTTAAATGAACTAAATTACCTAATTTACCATCTATAATTGCAATAGGTGTTTCTTGATAAGTTTCTGATAAATCATAAGATTGAGATATTGGAATGGCAGATGTATCAAGTATTATACTTCCAATATTAACTTGATAAGAATCAATAGTATTAATTTCAAACCATTCATTATTTGAGGTAGATTTAAATTCTGTAAACTTATAACTTGGTTGAATTACCCATGCATAATTTTCTGAATTATCTATATTTAATTCTAATTGATTATAATTAAAATATAAATCACCTTTTTTTAACTGTCGGTAAATCCACTCTTTATCTTCAAAGGTATTTATTTTAGTTTTTAAAGTAGGTAATAATCTAAGAGGAGTATATAAAATTTGATTATTAAAAATACTATTGAAATTATCAATAATTTGTGGTTTTGAAATTTTAATAGCAAAATCCGCCACAATTCCTTGTGTTATATTTTGGTCAGGTTGTAATGTCAAAGAATTACTTTGTGATGTTACTAACATAATTCTCATTCTAGTTATTCCAATTCTTGCATTACTAGGAATTGATATATTAAAAGTTTGGGAGTCATATCCAATAGTATCTGAGTCAATATTAGCTGTAGAAAATTCAAAAATGGTATTTAAACTAGAATCATTAAATAAACCATTATTTTCCCAATCAATCCAACCTTTCCAGTTAAAAAAATTAGATCCTATATAACTATAAAAATAATGAGAATCAGTAATATTAATACTAAAATCCATGCCTTGGTAAACTTGAATAATGGTGTCAGTAAAATCGTGTAAAATTCTGTTTTTGGGAATATCATTGATTTTAAAGCCATTAATATCAATATTATTAAAATGAGTAAATCTAGGATCATTGGGTCCTTGTTGAGATTCATATTCATTTATATTTCGCAAATAAAACTCAGAGTTATTGGATATATTAACATCAATTGTATTAAAATATAAATTTGAATCAAATATTTTTTCAGTGTTAAAGTAATTTTTAATACAAAATAAATTAGTGAATATTTTAACAGGATTAAATTGATATTTTTTAATATTTTTTTGATTAATCTGATATATATTTATTCCATCATACAAAATATCTCCAATTTCTAAATCTTCTTCTAATTCTAGAGTAATTCCATCTTGTTTAACAATATGTAAAGGTATTAATTTTTGATAAATAAATAAATGATTATTCCAAGTTAAATTACCATAATTATAATCAATGTATGTATTAGAATCATATTCTAAATAGTTTTCAACTGAAGGAATCACTGATGCTAAATATCTAAAAATTTTTAATTTTAAATTATATTGATAACCAAGTGTTAAAGTATGAATAGAATCAGCTAAAACATAATTTAAACCTGAACTAGATATAACTTGTACCCAATTATTATTAATGAATAAATAATCAAGAGGTTTAATAAAAAGTTCTGTGTTAATAGATATATTAGTTTGATTTGAAACATTAATATCAACTTGATGAATTTCATAATTAAAATCTTTTATTTGTATAATTGGCACAACTAAGTCAGATTGATTAGATAAATTAATATTAGGAATAAGTATATTATCTTTTATAACTGGATTTTCTATTATATATTGTCCTACTAAATAAATATTATTTTTAGAATCAACACCTTGTTTTTTATAATAAATTGAAGATCCATCAAAACTTGGTATTATTTTACCATATGGATAAAATTTATTATTAGCATCTTTCAAGAGTATTACATCAGATAAATTAGTAATTATTTCACTTAAATCATAATTTATAATTTCAATATATTTATTATTAATTTCTTTATATTCTATATTTAGCTCTTCAAAATCTTTATTACATAAAATATAACTTTTTGAATAATCAATATCCGATAAAATTATTAAACCCTCTGATATTATACCATAATTATAAAAATTTCCTTTAAAATAATCATCCGTTATTTTTTCTATTTCCAATCCATTGTGAGGTAAAGACACTGATAAAGAATCGGTACTTGAAATTTCATATTTATTATTGCCTAAATTACTAATAATATCTATATTTTTACCATCAACTTGTAAATAAGTATACTTTGATAAATCAATAGTGGAATCAATTTCTAATATATATTTATTTTCTTCATTATCAGTTAAAATTTTTTCAATTTGATATTCTGTTTTTTCTTGTGACACATTAAAAGTATCTTTATTAGCAGTTTTAGGAAAATTAATTAATAAATCACGATTAATTTGAATATTATTAAGTTGTTCACTCAAGAATGATCCTATATTATTCAAGTAATTCAAGTTAGATTCATTATAAACTTTATTCATTTGATAACTATTAATTAAAGTATCTAGATCCGATGTAATAACTGTAGCACTTAAATCATCAAAATAATTATTATCTTCGTATACTCCCTTATCTTCAAAATATATTTTACTTTTCCAATAATAATAATTATCAAAAGATTTACCTTTCCAAAATGGTAATTGGTTATAAGTAATATTATTTGAATTTTTATTAATAAAAGTATCAATAATTTTTTTATAAGTAAAACCAACACTAGAAAATTCTTTGATTGTGTTTATAAAAGAATTGATACCTTCCTGTTGAATTTTATCAATAATATTAATTATATTTTGATAAGTTTTATTATTTTCAAGATATTGATTAGTTAAATATGTATTTATTGTGTTAAGATGTTCTTCTTCAAAAACACTTATATTGTTAAAACAAGTAAGATTCAAATTAATATCATAAAAATCAATTCCCTCACTATAAACTCTTACTTTACTTCCAACAACTTCATAGTAATTCATTAAATTTTTAATTCTATTATTAGAAGAAATCTGATAATTATTTATAAAATTGGAAACTTTAATGTCTATCATATCTAATATTTGACTATTAATTTTATAAGGAAGATGATAAATTATAATTTGATTATTTGACAAAATACCAAAAGGAATTTGATGTAAATAACTATGTTGTCTTAAATCATCTGAATAATTATTATAATTAGCACCAGAAAAATCTGTAAATGAGAATTCATTATATCCTTTTTCTAAATTATAACAATCTAAATAATCAGTTTGTGATGTTTTACTAAATAAATTTGGTAAATCATAATTATCTATCACTGAATATTCTAATTTATAATCAGAATATTTTGAAGATATTTCATTAGGTAAATTAAAATTACTGAGTGTTAAAGTACTAGATAAATCAACCCAAACACTGGGAATGGGTAATAAATCAATAATAATATCATTATTATCTCTTACTATTAAAGTAATATTATATCTATTAATTTCATTTGATTTAATCGTAGCAGTGTTATTATTATTTATTAACTGAGATATATTATTAAAACTTATATCTGAAATAATGGGCAAATTAGTTTGAATTTTTACATATAAATCACCCTGATAGTTACCATTACTTATATTACTATCAGTGGTGAAACTAATTAAAGTAGATGTTATAGTAATTAAACTGATTTCAACTAATGTTGTTCCAATCGTAAAAAAATAAGTATTATTTGGATGATGATAAAAATTTTTAGAATTATGGGTCCATGACACTTGATTATTTAACACAGTAACATTTATATTTTTATAAGTTTTAGATGTTTTCAACTCATAATTATTATTCGCACTTATATCATTTTCATGTAAAATATTAACCAAGTAATTAAACTTGTTAGTTTGATTTTTTATTAAATCCTTTAAAATATCAGTATCTAAAACATATTCATTATCTCCTATTGATATAAAAGGAATTTTAGATTCTAAATTAACGGTAGATACAGCATCTGTATTAATAATACTTTCTACTCTTAAATAATCTGTAGATATTCTAACATTATATTGAGATACCCATCTAGAAAATAATTTATTAGTAACTACTTGAAACATCCAATTAATCCATTGATAAGAACTAGTAGTTTTAAATATATTTGATGTTTTTAATTGATTAGTAAATATATAAAATGAATATAAATATAATAAATTTAGATCATAACCAGCTCTATTTAAATGAGAATAAGAATCATTAAATTTAGTAATAGTTGGGTAAATGGTATTAAGACTAGCAATTATATCTTCTATATTTTTAGGATTAGATACACCTGTTGTTCTCTGAGAAAAATCTATTTTTAAATTTTTTAACATATTATCAGTGGATGTCCAAGAACCTAATAAGAAAGCAGGAAAGTTTCTAATCTTTTCAGTTAAACTTCCAAATTCATAAGAAGGTACAAAATTTGTTTGGTCATCTTCATAAAAATATATTTGCCATTTCCATAATTCTTGAATAGAAGCAATAACAGACCATAATTCAAGTGGTTTAGATCCTAATATTTTTTGGTATCCTAAAGATTCAAATTCTTTTGCTAAAATACTTCGGTAATTTGTAAGTGATTTTTCAGTAATATCTGAAATAGGAGAAATAAAACTTGTTTGTTCACCTAAATTTAAGAAATTATTAACCCAAAAATTTTCCAAGGTGAATCTAGAATCTGTAATTGTTGTATCAATTTTATTATTTAATTCAGGATCATATGCTTGAAGGATAAAAAAAGGATAAATTGTTTTTAAATAATCGGATGATGAATAGAAATTATCTTGAGGGAATAATTGATGAATAAATCTAGCAAAATATTTAAAATCAAAATTTAAAATATCTTTGGTTAAATCAATTAAATTTTCTGATAAGCTTTGAATAGTGTCTTGTATGTATTTTAAATCTGATAATACAGGATTATTTAAATAATATATAATACTTTGGTTGAATATATCTAATTTATTAATTGAATCATATATTTGATAATCATTTTTATTAACAAAAGGTGATTTTAAAAAATAATCCTTAATAAAACTTAATACAAAATCTTCATATTTATTTATTAATATATTATTGCCAGAATTTAATGAATTTTGAGAATTTTTATGATATTGAAGGTAATCTAAAAAATATTTTCCTAAAACCATACTTTCATTTGTTAAATTAGAATTTAATAAATAAGATATAGTTTGATAGTTATTTAAATAATCCATATAATATTCTTTTGTATTTGAATTAACATTTTTGGTTAATAAAATTTGTAAAAAACTTCCCATGCTTTTTGGAGAAAATTTAATTATAATATCATCACTTAAAATATATTCTACTTTTTCTTCAATCTGAGATAATCTTTCTAAAATTTGTTTTTTTATAATATATAAATTATCTGAATAAGCTAAAATCTCTTCTTTATTAATTATTTTCTTTTTTAATAAAAAATCTGGAATTTGTAATTTTAAATACACTTTTGAAGTTAAATCTCCTGCCTGCGAAAATTTAGAAGTAAAACTTGAACCAAATTTTAAATCAGGTAATATTACTTCATGATCCATAATAGCAAATGAATTATATTTTCTATATACTTTTTTAAAAGGGGTTATTTCTGGTTTACCTATCAAAGGGCGATCTTTTGTATTAATTGCAATTAATTGTAGTAAAGCACCAGTCATTATTAATAATACTAATAAATTAAATCTTTAAAATCTATATTTAAATAATGTATGATTTAAAAGTTATTTCATTAGAAAATTGTCCTTATTCTATAAATATTGAAAAACTATTAAAACATAATAAAATAAAACATAATCTAATTAGAGTTTCTGCTGAAGAAAAAGATAAATTTAAAACAAATAAAATAAACACTTTCCCCCAATTTTATTTAGAAAAAAATAAACAAACCATATTGTTGGGAGGAAATAATGATTTAAAAGAAATATTAGAAATATCTAAAAATAAAAAACTCAATGAAATGGTAATAAATCTTAATAAAAAGTTTCCTGAATTAGAAAAAAAAATACTTTTACGAATTTTAGAATTATTTATATAATATTTTAATAATGAAAAACATTCCAAATTTAATAGATATTTTAAAAGAAATAAGTTTCCATAAAAAGAAACTAAAAGAATTAGAATTGACTAAAATTAATATTTTAACTAAAATATTTAATAATAATGAGAAAGAATTAAGTACAATTAATATTTTTAATATAAAAACTACTAAAATTTCAAGTAAAAATGATGAAATTAATGAAATTGAATTAGAACTTGAATCTGAATAAAGATTGAAATTATAATACTTTAATTTAGTAATGTATTATAATAATAAATGTTCATAACTAATAAAGGAGAAAATTTGGGTCTATTTCAAGTATCAAAAAATATTAATGAGGAAGAGGAAGAGAATGAAACCCAAATTTTAGATATTAATAAGGAAGATAAGGTGGATGAGTTACAAGATAAAATATATAGTTCTATTAAATATTATAATAAAAAACAGAATTTTACTGCTAAAAGGAGAAAAGCTAAAAAATTGATTTTTGAATTAAATAATACATTAGATATAGATTAATGGAAAAAACAGGCAAAATTATATATGACGGAATTACAATAAATAAAGATGATGGTACAGAAGACACTATTCATATTCCCTACAATGAAAATAACATCTTAATAAATGAAAAAGATGTTATTTTACTTTTAAAAAAATATGGTGTAGATATTGATAAAGTTTATCATATTAAATATTTTAGAGAATCTATGACACATAAATCTTATATTAAAAAAAATATATTTTCTGACGATATTTTAAATCAAGCAAAAAATGAATTGGGAAATCCTGAAAATTTATTAGAATTACAAGAAAAATCTTTTGAAAGACTTGAGTTTTTAGGTGATAGAGTTATTAAATTAATTGTAAGTTTATATCTTTTTAATAGATTTCCAGAGGAAGATGAAGGATTTATGACAAAATTACAAACAGATATTGAAGATAAAAATAATTTATCTAAAATGTGTTTAGAAATGGGATTAAATAAGTTTTTAATTTTGTCTAAACATATTGAAAGTATTAAGGGAAGAGAATCAGAAAGATTGTGTGAAGATATTTTTGAAGCATTTTTTGGAGCTCTATTTAGTTCTAATGGATTTCCTCCATGTGTTCTCTTACTTTTAAATTTATTAGAAACTCAAATTGATTATAGTGAAAAATTATATCGTAATAAAAATTATAAAGATCAATTATTAAGATATTATCATTCTCAAAAATGGGGTTATCCAGAATACTATTTAATAGAAGAATATGGACCATCACATAAAAAGAATTTTATAATGGGCGTTAAAAAATCAGAATTTAATAAAAAAAGTATCGTTAGTGAAGATCCAATTGAAGTTGGAATTGGTTTTGGTGTTGGTATTAAAAAAAGAGATGGAGAACAAAGAGCATCTAAAATGGCTTTAATTGTATTAGGACAATTAAATAATGATCAATATGAGAATGATGATATGTATTATCCCGATTTAGAAAAAATTAAAAAAGAAAAAGAAGAATTAAATGAAAATACTGAAGATACTAATACAGTAAAAAATATTATTAATAATTTGTTATAAAATATTATTTTATGTTAGTTAAAATTAAAACTATTTAATTTATTAATATGTTAAAATCTAGAATATTTTCAAAAAGTAATATTTCTAATCTATTTGGTACTATGGTTTCTAATTATAATCTTAATACTTTATCCACATTAAAAAAAAAAGAAATTGCTAATAAAATAGTTCTTTCTTTGAAAGAAATTTATTTAACTATTAATGAAAATAAAATTACTCCTAATAATATTTCTAAAATACAAAATCAATTAAATAATCATGCTTTTAAAAAAGTTGCTCAAGAAATTCACCAAAAACTTATTAATAAAGATGGTCCACAAATTTCTCAAATTGCTATGGACAGAAATATGCAAGCTAATCCTAATAATAAAATTAGACTAATGGAAAGACCAGATCAATCCTCTTATAATAATCCAATATCGTCAATTGATAACAGTATACGAGTTGGTGGAACTACTAGAACAGGATCAACTCCTAGTAGAGATTTTCAACAAACAGAAAGAATTGATGGGGGAAGTTTTGAAGATAGATTATCTCAAATACAAAGTGCTAGAAATAATACTCATTCTAGAACAAATAAACCTCCTACACCTCCATTTTTAAGATCACGAGACACTAATCCTTCTAGGAAACCATCAAGTAATAATAATAATAATAATAATAATAATAATAATAATAATAATAATAATAATAGAAACCAATTAGAAGAATCAGTAGATACTTATCATTTATCAAGTGAACCTAAACATATTATAACAGATGAATTTATGTCTTTTGACAATAATGAAACTCATGGATCACTAGATAATGTTTTTAATGATCAAGTTCAATTAGATGATGATTTTATAGAAGATAATTTATCATTAGAAGAAAGATTACAACAACTAGAATCAACCAGAATTGATATTCGACCAACTGATAAAGGTTTACCTGCACCTATAGAAACTAGAGAAAATCATAATTCTAAAAATTCTCACTCTATTCATCAACAGCAACCTCAACTTCAGCAACCTCGTCAGCAAATGCAACATCAACAACCTCGTCAGCAAATGCAACATCAACAAATGCAACATCAACAACCTCAACAACATCAACAAATGCAACATCAACAACCTCAACAACATCAACAAATGCAACATCAACAACATCAACATCAACAAATGCATCAACAACCTCAACAACATCAACAAATGCAACATCAACAAATGCAACATCAACAACCTCAACAACATCAACAAATGCAACGTCAGCAAATGCAACCTCAACAAATGCAACATCAACAAATGCAACCTCAACCAATGCATCAACCTCAGCAACAACCTCAACAATATGAGTCAGTACAAACATCTAAAAATAATTTAGACGTATTATATGAGGATAATGAAAGTGAGCTTCATACTGAGTTAATTAGACCTGAGATTGAGGAAGATTTAATGGTTAAATTGGAGAATAGAATGATAAATTTAATGAAAATGCATCAAAATTTGGAACAATCAAATAAATTTCAGTTGGTGATTGATACACGTAAATTAAAACATAATAATGCGAATTATCGGTTTAATTTATCACGAAATTTAGAAAATGTGATTAAAATAGAATTGATTCATTATTCTATTCCATCAACATGGTATAATATAAATAAAGATAATAATACATTTATTTATAAAATTCCTACATCTGAGGATGATGATTGTGTAGATTTTACTGTAAAAGAGCATGAAATTCCAATAGGTAATTATACAATAGATTCATTATTAGCTTATTTAAATGAGACTTTAGAATTAAGTTTCAGTGTAAGTTTTGATCAAAAAATATCTATATCTTATGAAAATAATTTTAAATTAGTTTCAACTAAATTTTTAAATGAGAATTTAAATATTCAAGTGAAAGAAAAAGACACTCAAAAAATATTTGTTGGTCGTGGATCTTGGGATTTAAGAGAAATGGAATTTCTCAGTTTGTACTTGAATAATTTAGATTCTGAAAATCCAATGGCATTATTACATTCAAATGGTAAATCTTTTGGAAAAATAGAATTAAATTATCCTCAAACAGTAAATAATTTAGATATTCGGATTGAAACTCCTGCAGGTAAATTGGTAGATTTTCAAGAAAGATATCATAGTTTAACTTTTATAATTGAAACTCGTAATATTAATTCTTCTAATTAAATAATATTTAATTTATCTAAAATAAACATTTCTACATGCATTCATTTCAAGATCTTTAGTTATATTATTTGTAATTTCATCAAATGTTTCACCATTAAGTAATCTAATTATAAAATTCATAGAATATACTCCACATTCTGTATTTTCAAATTGATGTTGTATTTTATTATATCTTATATCAATTTTATTAAGTTTTTTAAGAACTGACACTCCAAGTTTATCTTTTTTAGCATGTCCTTTAACTATATATTTAAATTTAGTAGCAATTTCTATTCCAAATTCTTTAACATATAAATATTTAGCAATTCGTGTTATAAAATTTCTAATTTTTTTAATAGGAGGTTTTGCAAAACTGTCAAAATAATATAATTGTTTCTTTTTAAAATCGGCATAAAAAGCAACCCAATGACTACCTGATTGTGTGTGTTCATCTAAATTAATAACCATTCCTAGTCTATTTTTACCTTTCATTGCCATATTATCAAAATTAATTTTATCAATACCTAACACCGCTAATTCTTCAAAATCAGATGGGACCGTTCCTAAATAACAAAAATCTTTATATTTATCTTGATATTGTTCCATAACTTTATCAATATCAATTGTACTTAACCATTCTTTTGATTTACTTGGGCCTTTTGGTCTAAAAGTTTTAATCATTTCATTTTGAATGCCTCTTGCAAATTCTTGTCTTAACCAACATGTTTGCTCCGAACATTTATCTGTTAATTTTTCATCAAGTGCTTGAACTAATTTTTTTTTATCATCAGTTATTGTAATTATATCACCATATTTTTTATTATAATGTCTTGCTATATCTTTTAAAGAGTCCAATTCAAAACAAGATCCGTCAGTGTATTTTTTAGATGGGGCACATTTCTTATCATCGGTCATTTAATTATAAATATTTAGAAAATAATTATAATTAAAATTTAGTAGTCTAAACCTTTAGATAAATTAATTTTATGGTTTTCATCTAAATATATAGTATGTTCAAATTGTGATACAAAACTTGATTTATCAGTATCATATATAGGAGGATAAGATTCAATTAAGTTATTTTTGTTTAATATTTTTAAACTTGTTTGATATCCAGGATGATTTGCTAACCATTTATCACAAAATGGTAAAGTTTTAAAGGTTTTTTTAATATATTGATAAAATTTATTAACTTTGTTAATTTTTAATTGAGGATTATTAGTTATATTTTTTAAACTATAATGAGTAATATTATCATTGTCATAATAAACTTGTCCAGAACCGTTTGTTACAAATATTTCAACAGCCCATATACCCGGAGTAATCTTTTGATTATAACTTGCAAACCGAAATGAGGGAAGAAATTTACCTCCATGAATTTGATAAGGTAAAATATTATGTCCTGTTAAATCTTTTATTGTTTTTAACGGATATATTTTATTATTAATATTTACTTCTTTTGAAGATACATATTCTTGAACTAATTCACTCCAATCACCTATAAACATATCTAATTTAAGATTATTTATACCAAAATTAGTAGAATCTAATGATGCTCGTTGAAAATCTTGATATTTATCAGAGAAAGAAATTGTAAAAGCACTATCTGTGATGTATCCATTATGATGAACTCCGAAATCTATTTTAAGTAAATCATCCGCTTGTAAAATAGTGGTGGTATCAGTATGAACTGTATCATGGGCTGCACAATTATTGATAGATAAACCTACTGGAAATCCAATTCCATTATTTAATTGATCACAAGAATATTTTTTAATTGATTCTTCAATAGTATAAGCAATATCAAATAATTTCATTTTAGGTTTAATTTTTTGATATAAATCAATTCTTACTTTTTTATGAATATTACTAGATTTAATCATATTTTCTAAGATGTTATTATTATAACTTTTTTCATCCAAAAATTTATTTGTTGAATAAATATTATTTATTCCATAAATAGTGTGAGGTATCATTATTTAGTTATATTAAATTATTTTTAACTAAATTATTTTTAACTAAAAAATAAGTTAATCTAATTATAAAAATAAATTAATCTAATTATAAAGTATAATTAATATTTTTAGGATGTCTTATATCATTTACATATGGATTAGTTGCTAATGTATTTATAAAATTATTATTTACATGATAGTTTTTCTTATAACTATCTGATGCATCTCTATTTCTTGTTTGTTCTGTTAAGTTTGCATCTGGTGTTTGATAATCTAAGGGTCTTGCAATATTAGGTTCTCTCGCTGAATTTATAAATTTTCTTTTTCTTGTGTCAGCTTCATCTCTTTTATATCTTGCTCCTAACTGTTGTTTGCCTCCTGGATTAGGTCTTGATTCTAAAGTGTCTTCTTTTGATTCATCATGTTCCATATTTAAAATATCATCATATGTTCTATGTTTATGAACTGTAGTATCTCCTGCAATTCCGGTATAACCTTGTAATAATGTGGTTTGTTTTATAGTTGGTTTCATTTTATCTTGAATACTTGAATAAGAAGCAGTGTTAACAGGTCCTATATTTCCTTCTTGTGAATATAAAGTAGTTTGTTTAATAGTTTTTCGTGCTTTATCAGTTAAGTTAGAATAGGAAGAAGTATTAATAGCACCTACATGTCCTTCTTGTGAATAAAGTGTAGACTGTTTGATGGTGGGTTTTGCTTGATCTGTCCATCCTGTATAAATAGCAGGAATATCATTTTTAATGAAACCTTCTTGTGAATATAATGTTGTTTCTTTGATAGTCCCTTTAGCATCATCAGTCCAGTTAGCATAAGAACCTGTGTTTTGATTTGCTAAATTTCCTTCTTGAGAATATAATGTTGTTTCTTTTATAGTTCCTTTAGCATCATCAGTCCAATTAGCATAAGATCCTGTATTTTGATTTGCTAAATTTCCTTCTTGAGAATATAATGTTGTTTCTTTAATTGTACCTTTAGCATCATCTGTCCAGTTGGCATAAGACCCTGTGTTTTGATTTGCTAAATTACCTTCTTGAGAATAAAGAGTATTTTCCTTAATTGTTCCTTTAGCCTTATCTGTCCAGTTGGCATAAGAAGCAGGCACATCTCCACTTGTAAATCCCTCTTGAGAATAAAGAGTATTTTCCTTAATTGTTCCTTTAGCTTTATCTGTCCAATTAGCATAAGATGATGATACTTCTCCTTTGGTATAACCTTCTTGAGTATAATTAGTTGTTTGTCTCAATGTTGGTTTTGCTATATCATTTATATTTTTAACCCATGTCCCTTTTTCTTTAGAAGAAGCACCTCCTGTTATAGAGTGTGATGTAGTTTCTCTCTGTGTTTCGTAATCTATATATTGTTCTTGAATAGAAGCTTTATTTCTATTAGAAGCTCCACCTATATTATCAGAAAAGGTATGAGTTACTTTATTTGAAGCTTGATAATTATGATCAGTTCTGCTACCAACTGTTCGTAAGTGTGCAGGCCCTTTAATTTCCATACTTGAAGCACGAGCATTACTAGAAATAAAATATTTACCTCTTGGTACAGCTTTGGTATAAATACCTTTTACAGGAACTAAATCGTCAATAGTTGTTATTTTAAAAGCTTGAGGTTTTTTCACTGTCAATACAGATTGAACTTGTGGAGCTCTTGCTTTAATTCCAGATTCAATAACAGGCAGAGAATATGTAACTTGTTGGTTATTTTCTCCTTTTAATTCATCAATAGATCTTGGTAAAATACGAGTAACAGCATATTTCCCTGTTTGATTTTTTCCATCAATACCTGGTTTAACTTTAATATTATTTTTAAAAGGTAAATTACCCATATTATTTTTAAATGAAGGAATATATCTTGAAGCCAATTCACCATTTACAGTAACTCTTTTTTCTTCATAACCTCCCATTTTCATAGGTTGAAACATATTTTCTACTTCTTTTTTAGGTTGCCAATCTCTTGAAGATCCTGTATGTAAATCTAATCGAGTATTATAATTATCATAATTTGGCATTGCTATATCTCTTTGACTTGTTGCTGGTATCATGTTATTATGTGTGAAATCTTTAGTTATTCCATAATTTTCATTATTATCAGTAGTACTAAATCCTTCCATAAATTCAATTTGTCGTTTGAGGTTAGTATCTTCACCAAAAATAGTATCGGGTGCTTGATTAAATGCGGTCGGACCTCCTACATTTTGAATATTTAATGGTTTAAATAAATCATCAAGAGATGACGATTTGGTTGGTTTATTATCTTCTATAAAGGATGAGTTAGGTAAAGATTCAATTACATTTTCAACAATAGGATATTCTGTTTTAGGTATTTTATTAATTTTAAAGTGATTAAGATCATTAAAATTATTTTCTTTATCTTTAGGATTATTAGTTTTAATATTTGTTTTTCCAATATTTCTTTTATTAATAGCATTTCCAATTAAAAGTAATCCTCCTAATAATATAGCTTCCATTATATAATAAAATATAATAATAATTTTAATCTTAATTATTATATTTTTATTGAGAACATACATTACATTTACCAGAATCAACTTTTGGTGCTGTCTTTGAACTAGGTAAAGCTTCTCCCTTGTCCCATGAATTTTGTTTTGGAATTACATAGGAATCTTTAGAAATAAACCGTGAATAAACTTCCGGGCGATTCCATACTTGACATTGTGGATTAGAATGAAGATGAGGTTCAAAATGATATTCCATAGTATTTATACCACGATAAGCATCAATAGGATGACTAAATCTAGTATCAACCATATTAACTTTAGGATTACATCTGACAGAATGTATGTTTTTATTTTGAAATCTAAGATAACCTTGATTTGATCCAATATCATTACTATTATTTGCTGGAATTATTCTATTAGTTAAATGTGATTCTGCTTCTGCTTTATCACCTAATTCTAACATAAAATCTTTTCTAGGCATTGAAACATCTCCTTGTGATCCAATTGGGCCATGATAAGAATAACAACGATCTTTATTTTCATGAGCATGTGCAAATAATTGATAATCACCTACATCAGTGCTTCTTTTAATTTGTAATTGATGTTGAGATTCATCATATTTAGTTCTGCTAAAAGCCATATATATAATAACTTAGAAATAAAAAAAAACTTAGAATTAAATTATTCTTTTTTTCCAGCAAGGATACGGATATTCTTTTCATTTAGGCCATTAGAGGTTGGTTTTACCATATTTGTAGGTGTTAAATGGTAAATACCTTGGCAAATATAGGGAGGATGATAATAGTGAGTAAAATTTGATTTACTGTTAGGAGAGTATTTTTTTTCAGGACATTTTGAGGTATGATTTGGTCTATTAAGATTATATAATTCATTTTCAACAATAATACGTGTTTCTATTTCTACCATACCTTTAACTTTTTTATCAGGGTTGCATACACATGAATCATCATTTTCAAATTTACCTAAAAATAAATTATATTCTAATGGTGTAGTACTTTGTTGTAATTCTTTTGCATAAGCACAAGTATCATATTCTAAACGATTAAATGCCATTCGATATACAATACTAGAGAAAAATAATTTTAATTTTTTCTTGTAGTCCAAAGTTTAAGAACCAGTTCTAAAAATTCCTTAGAATAAATATTAGTATAATCATTTTTAAATTTATAATTTATTTTCAAGTTAATATCTTTTACTTTTTTTTCAGTTAAATAATTAAATAAAAAATCTAGTTCTTTAAAAAAAAAATGATACTCTCCAATATTAAAAGGAAAATTAAATAAAACCCAAAAATTTAACCATTCATTCTCATTATATTTATTTTCATCATTACGATAAATTTCTAAATACCAATCAAATAAATCAGGATAAGAATCTTTTATTATTATACCCAAGGAATCATGAAAATCATTCCAAGTATATTTACCTAGTCCAATTAATATTGGTTCTTTAATATTTCTAAAATTTTCATGGTATTTAGTATCAATTAAAATTTTTTTAGCTAAAATCATAAAGTCAAAATTTTTATTTTTATAATAAATATGTTTATTATTCTCTCTAAAATAAATAATCTTTTTTAAATCAGCATTATAATTATAAAAATAAGAAATCATTAATATATCTCTTCTTAAACAAGATAATTCTAAAGGACTTATATTTTTTTTATTTGGTAACCAAATTGGATAATTATTTTCTAATAATAACTTAATAATTCTTGTATCACCATTTTCAATGGCATGATGAAGAGGAGTATTTTTTTTATTAAAATAATTTGACCAATCTATTTTAATTTTTAAAATTATTTTTTTAAATTTATCAAATTTTTCATTTTTAATCATCTCTAATATTGGATCTATTTTTTTATAAGTACTTGTTATATCTAAATATTTATCATTTTCATTTTCACTTATCTCTGTATAATTTTGTTTAATTTTTCTCATAAAATAATTTATTAAAATATTTTTATCGTCTTCATCTTCTGTTTCTTTAATCTTTTTATAAATTTTATTAATTTTATCCATTAATAATTTAAAAATAATTTATTATGTTAATCGCATAAATTATTTTATATTACTTTATAAATGAATAAAATTAAAATTAAAAAAGAACAATTTTATAATGGTTTTAATAAACCTAATCATAAAATTAAACCACACTTAACTAAAAATATAATCGATAAAGAAAATTATTTAACACATCAAATATATTTTTGTGATGTTGATATAGTATGTCCTTTAAATAAGAACAATAATAATAACAATATTAACAATATTAACAATATTAACAATATTAACAATATTAACAATATTAAAACTGATATTAATATTAAAAATTCTAAAAAATCTATTAACATTAATGATGATACACTTTTACGAAATGGTGAATTTACTAAATTAGATATGCCAATTGTTATTAAAGAAAGAGAACAAAAAGATGATATGAGACTTGATTATTTACCATTTGAATTACAAAACCCAAATCAATTAAATTTACCCTTTCCCAGAGGAGGTGAATTAACCAGAACAAAATATAAAAGAGCAAATGAAGGTGGTGAGACTGAAGGAAGATCTAATCTGCAAAATAAAAAACCAGATGAAATTATTCAAATAAATTATTAATATTTAACCGGTAAAAAATCTACCTCTATGAAATCGTGTGTCTTGATTTTCTAAACAATTATTTCCATTTGTTTTGCAATCCCCTGATGTTGATCCCATTAAAAATTTTGCAAAATCATTTTGACGATTTATAACAGTTGTTACAGGTTGAGTATAAAAATCTCTTAATGCAATATCTCTATTATAAAAATCAGCAATTAATGGAATACCTTTTTCAGCTAAATTTTCTGATTTTTTAATATTGTCAGGTTCACATACTTCTGGACGATTTGGATCTGTCATATAGTCTCCAACTGTAAAATTACCAAAAGGATTATTGATAGTTTTAGGATGACATGTAGCTTGTTCCAAATTTTCAACATTTTTTCGAAATACAATTGTTAATAATAATAAGGCAACACTAAATGACATCCATTTTAAATCACCTTCTAATAAATAAACTAGAATTAAAAATATAAGTGCTAATCTTGCAACTGCATTTAATTTTTCCGTATTATTCATTTTAGGGTCAGGTATAATTTCTGGATTTAATAATATAACTGGATTGTCTAACCAGAATGACATCTATTATAAAAAATAAGATTATTATTTTTAATAATTGATAAAAAATGAAATTTTAAAAGTTAAGAAATACTTAAATATAAATAGTAATGAAAGATATACCCTGGATTGAAAAATATAGACCTAAAAAACTAAATGATATAAATCATCAAGAATCAGTTGTTTATTCTATTAAAGAATTAATTAAAAATGAATCTTTACCTCATTTCTTATTTTTTGGACCTCCTGGAACAGGCAAAACCAGTACTATTTTAGCTTTATGTAGAGAGATTATACCTAAAGAATGTTGGACGAACAGAGTTAATGAATTTAATGCAAGTGATGAAAGAGGTATTAAATTTATACGTGAAACTTTAAAAAAATATACAGACTATAAAATTAATCCTATTAAAAATGTTCCCAATATTAAATTTATAATATTAGATGAGGTTGATACTTTAACAATTGAATCACAATATGCATTACGAAGAATCATAGAAAGTTGTTCATCAACAATTAGGTTCTGTTTATTATGTAATTATCCAAATAAATTAATTGATCCTATAATATCTAGATGTGCTTTATACCGATTTAAGCCTATTCCTTCAAAAGTTGTAGAAAAAACCTTTAATGAAATTTTAAAAAAAGAAACCATTAAAAAACAATCACTAATAAATAAAAGAATATCACTTTATTGTCAAGGTGATTTAAGAATAGGTATTTCAATGTTACAGAGATTTTATATAAATAAGGAAAATGAAGAATTATTATTTGGTGAATTAAACAAAGTTGAAATTTTAGAAATTTTAAATTTAGCAAAAGATGGAAAAGAAACAAAACTTTTAAATAAATTTGATTCTTATTACAATAATGGAGTCAGTTTAGCATCTCAAATTAAAATATTATTAGAAAAAATCACTTTGTCAACAATACAAGATTCTCAAAAATCAAAAATAATTAGTGATATCATAACCTTAGATCATAATTTAATTAATGGTGGTAATGATTTAATTTTATATTATTACTTGGCCTACTCCTTATTAACAAATTTACAATAAAAACATTGATTTTTTAATTTTAAGAGTATAATTAATTTATTATAATGAATAAACCTTGGATTGAAAAATATCGTCCGAATAGTTTAATTGATATACACGGACAAAAAAAAGTTGTAGAAGCTTTAAAATCTATGATAGATAATGGCAATTTACCTAATTTAATTTTTCATGGTCAAGCAGGAACAGGTAAAACATCTATGATTCAGGTTTTAGCTAAATATATATATCAAGATTATTTTGATTATATGGTAATTGAGTTAAATGCAAGCGATGATAGAGGAATTAATGTGGTAAGAAATGAAATTAAAGATTTTGTAGAAAAAAAGAATCTATTTAAAATAGGCTTAAAATTAGTTATTTTGGACGAAGTTGATGCAATGACAATTGAAGCTCAATATGCTCTTCGTTATATTATGGATAAATTTAGTAAATCAACTAGATTCTGTTTAATTTGTAATTATTATCATAAAATTATTGAGCCTATTAAATCAAGAAGTTGTGTTTTTAGATTTTTACCTTTATCATTAAGTGAAACTAAAAAAATTATTAATTATATTGCATTAAAAGAAAATATTAAAATTTCTTCTAAAATAATAGATACAATATATAAATTAAGTAATGGTGATGTTAGAAGAGCTATAAATATTTTACAATCAATTTCATTAAAAAAAAATAAAATTACTGAAAATTTAGTTCTTACTATTTCGGGAAATCCTAGTACTAAAGTATTAAACAATATAATAGAATTATTAACTAATAAAGATATATTATTTAAAGAATGTTATAAAAAAATTAAAAAAATTATTGATAAAGAAGGATTCTCTTTGACTAACTTAATTAATCAAATTGGAAATTATTTATTAGAAAATAATATTATGTTTGAACTATTGCCCAAATTAAGTGAATTAGAATTTCAAGTCAATCAATCTACATTTTCTCAAATATATATTTTTGGTTTAATTTCTTTTTTTAAGAACTAGTTTTTTAATAGTATAATGAATGATATTTCAGATGAAGAATTTATTAATGTTCCAATTGAAGATCAAGAATATTTTCAGAAATTCTGGATTAATTTAAGTAATTTTTATTTAATTAAACCTACCAGTTCTATATCAGAAACTCTTAAAAATATTAAATTTATTGATAAAAACAGCCGAAAAAGATTTACTTTTAAACTTAAAAAAAATTGATTCTATTTTAAATTTTGATATAGTTATTCTTAATTATGTTAAATCAAGATATATATATTAATAATTGGGAACCTTTTTCCCTATCTTATGTAGATACTAAAAATAATCAATTTCAACTCAATTATGATTCTATAATTTTTGATTTGAAATTTATAGATGAGATGATAATATTAAACTATCCAATTGATGAAGAATTAGAAAAAAAGATTAATATTATTTTTTCAACAATTAAATTTAATAGTTATATATACAAAAAAATATATGATGTTCTTATTAAATATATACCAAAAATAGATTTACCAAAAGAACATAATAAAACTATATTTACTCCTGAATTATATTTAAATCATGAGAAAATTTATTACAAGTACCCAATTGATGAAATTAAATTGGTTCAGTTTGTTAATGATGATGTATCTAAAAAAGTTATAAACATGATTTTACATGAAATAAAACAAATTAATACTAATAAATCTTATCCACATTTTATACAAGCAGATACCTTATTTAATTTTACCATGAATTTATTTGATGGAAAAAATAAAATTATTCTTAATGTTGAAATTGAACCTAAATCGTACCCATTTTCGCCCCCAATTATTTCCTGGGAATATCCAAAAATTTCATTAAATAAACTTGCCCAATTTTATGGTTGTGAAATTTTTAATAAAAAATGGAATCCTGTTGTAACTTTAGAATATTTAATTAAGGAATTTACTAATCAATTTAAATTAAATAATTTTTTTGGTAATGATAAATTTTTTACTCACCAGGAAAACTTATTTACTAAATTATTTTCTCTTAATAAAATGCTTTCCACTGAAACTCCTCTTCAATTAAATTATAATGCCATTGATAAATCACAAAATTCTAATGAATTCTGGAAAAAAGGAACAGGTTATGGATATCATAATTCTTCTAATTGGACAATTGACGAATATATAAAAGAGTCTAATTTAATTAATAAAAGAATTATAGATATAATGATAGAGTTAAAAAATAATTTAAAAAGTATTCCTCCAGATTTTAATAATAAATTTTATGAATTCTTAAATAATGAAATTTCAAGTTTAAATTTATTAGAACTTGAAAAAAAGAGTGATTATTACTTTGAATTATTTTCTCTTATAACTCTTGTTGATAAAACTAAACTTTATAATTTAGAACAATTTGTTAAAGATTCAATCGGATCTCTATCTTTAATACCTAAAAATAAATACCCAGCTTATTTAAAAAAACTAATACCATTTATTAAACAATTTGAAATAACATTGGTTCCACTAAATAAATTAAAACATGATAAAATTTTTACACAAACATATGAAGAAATTATGAAACCAATACAGTTTGATTACTTGGACATTGAAAAAAATAAATATAAATATCAATCTTATAGTGGTAAACCCTCCTCACCTAAACAAATGATCAGATTAGCTCAAGACATATCCGCACTTAAAAATAGTATGCCTCTTAATAAAGAATCTACTGTATGGATTAGATGGGATAAAACTAATCTTACAAAAATGCAATTTATAATTTCAGGACCTAAAGATACACCATATCAAGATGGTTTATTCTTATTTGATTGTTACTTTCCTAAAAATTATCCTTCATCTCCTCCATTGATTAACCTACAAACAACAGGTGGAGGATCTGTAAGATTTAATCCTAATCTTTATAATTGTGGTAAGGTGTGTTTGTCTCTTCTTGGAACTTGGCCTGGAGAAGAGGGGGAGTCATGGAATGAAAAAACATCTACTTTATTACAAATTATTGTTTCAATTCAAAGTTTAATTTTAATTGATGAACCCTATTTTAATGAACCAGGATATCAAAGAATTATTGGAACTGCTAGAGGAAAATCTGAATCATTTGCTTATAATGATAATATTAGAATGAATACAATGAAATGGGCTATTTTAGATATGATAAAGAATCCTCCATCAGGATTTGAAGATATTGTAAAAGAACATTTTAAATTTAAAATTAATAATATTAAAGAAACTACAAATAAATGGACACAAGAGAGTAAACAATTTAATTTGATTTTTCAAGAATTAATTCTTAATTTAAAATGTATATAATCAATTAATGTTTTTTTATTACGAAACATAGGAATTTCATAATGATTATTAAAAATAATTTTAAAGTAATAATAATTTTTTTTTTTTTTGATATTTTTATTTAAATATTGTAATAGTGTTGAATGATTATTAAAAAATATATTATTAAGAGCAACATGAAAAGGATCTTTTATTAAATTAATTAATTCATCCCATGAAGTATCATCCATATTATTACCTCAGAGATTATAATATGGAACTTGATAAAAAAATAGAATTAAATCAAACTGGTAAAATAAAAGTATTAGTAGGTAATAATACTGCTAACTTAAAATTAATTGTAAAACATTTAATAGCTTATCAGATTTTTTTAAAAAAATCAAAAAGTGTTAATTATTTAGGACTTGATTTTGAATTTAATCCAAAAAATCAATCAGAAAAAATAGCAACATTAGCCCAATTATATTTAGAGGGTTATCCATCTAAAAAGGAAGAAATAGGATTAATTATTAATCCTACTGATAAAATAGTAGAACAAGAATTTAGAAATGTTCTATTAAGTGAAAATATAAAGGTTATTTTACATGGAGGAGAATCTCTTGATATTCCTTATATTTTTTATCATTTATTACAAAATAAAAAACAAATTATTCAATTTACTAAAAATTTAATAGATACTAAATATTTATGTGAATATGATTTAATTATGAATCCAATTGAAGGAAACCGTTGTAAAATTTATTATTTATTACTTCAAAAAAAGGTTATTACTAAAAAAAAATTTGATGATTTAATTAAAAATGAGGAAGATATGGGAAAAATTTATAAAATTATTATTGATATAAAAAAACTATCTAAAAATTTAATGAAATATGCTATTTATGATGTTATATTTTTACCTCAACTCGTAAGAAATTTAAAATTTAATAATAATGTTAATACACTTGTTCAATTAAATTTATTATGGAAAAATAATTTAATTCCATTAATTAACTCCCAAAAAGAAACTATTGATAAAATATTAAATAGTTATAATTCAAATAATGTGAGAATGAAAGAAATATTTGATTTAATTATTTATCAAATCGATGAAACTAAATATAAAGAAATTAATTATACAAGAAAATTTATAGAACAAATTCAAAAAATATCTATTATACCATTAATCTTAGAATTAGACACTTTTTATTATTCAACAAATATTAAAGTAACTAATACTATAAAATCAATTGAATTACCTGAAACTATTAATAAAATATTAATAAAACAGGTTACTAATTTTAAAAAAATTACCTGAAACTATTAATAAAATATTAATAAAATAGGTTACTAATTTTAAAAAAATTATATACTTTCATTAATGGGAGTTATTATATCTTGAACTAAATCTTTATAAGTCATAAATCTCATTCGGCAACAATATCTTCTCAGTTTTAAAGACATAATTAATTTTTGAATTTTTTCTTCAACTTGATAAGTATTTAATTTTGGATCATTGCATATTTTTTCTTTCTCATCTTCAAATTTTTTAAGTAAGTTTCCTAAAAAGAAACCACAACTAGGACATGTTTGATAAAGCATTATTATTATATATATTTTATTTAATATTTAAATAGTCAATTTTTATTAAATCAATTTTAATTTGGTATAATGTTTATTTTGTCTTATATAATTATTTTACTTTAATAAATAGGGTATTTTTTAACTATAGATTGATTCACATATTTTTATTCAAATTCTACTTTTATATAAAAA